CATCGTGGCTGTGCCGGCGACACCGCTGCGCAGCGCCGAGCCGAAGGCCGTGCCGGGACTCGGTCGGGCGGCAATGCGGGGCTGCCCGGGCGCGGCGCCGACGGGGTTCAGTTCGTCTCGATCGTTGATGGCCATGCGATTCCCCTTATGAAGTTGAGGCGGATCAGGCGTCCGCGATCTCGCCTTGGAAGCTGAAGTTCTGCGAGCAAGAACTGGATTTGCTGCGGCCACTGGAGACGCTGGCCCCGTAATTGACGGCACTCATCGTGCTTGCGGCCAACTGGCTGGAGATCTGCGCTTTCGCGCGCTGGATCTCGCCCGACTGGGATAGCAGGCCGAGCATCTGTTGGATCCGCATCTGGGCGTGTTGCAGCTGTGCCTCAACGGAAGCTCTCTCCCGTGCCAAGCCGAGCTCGAAACTGCGATCGGCGGCGGCCGAGGCTGTCTGTTCTACCCCGGCGTCGGCGCTGTAGATTCGCGCCTTCGCGTCGAACGCCTGACCGACAGCTGCCAGGCGCGCGCGCTCGCTACTCAGGGTGGCATCCCAGCGAGTGATGCCGGCGCGCCACACGTCGAGGTTCACACCATGCTGGGCCATGCGCAGGCGCTCAGCCTCAAACTGCATGTTGTTGCTGGCTGCCCAGGCATCGACGCGCTTGGCGTTGGCATCGACGAGCGTGCGGTACAGATCCGCTCGCTTTCCCTCACCCTCAACGCTCGCCGTGTAGCCCTGCCACTCGGCGACGTGGGCGCGCCAGCGCGCCTCGTAGGCATCGACCTGGGCCCGGTACTTGTCGATGCCGAACCGGTTGATGTCGGCCTGGACCTTCACCGCCTCGACACGGGTGCGGTAGAAGTCGGCCAGAGTGGTAACGCCACGCAGCTGCGACTCATAGAGGCGCACACGCTGCTCGTTGATCTCGCCGCGTGCCCGTTCCCCTTCGATCTGAGCCCGAAACACCTCGACCTTGGCCAGCTCCGCCTGGATGCGATCACGCAGCACCTGGGCGTCGGTCTGGTAGGCCTGCAGGCGGGCATTGAACACCGAGATCCGGGCGTTCAGAACTGCGATGACGGTCTCGCGCTGGAACGTAGCCGCCTGGAGCATCACCTTCTGCTCTTCGGTGTGCAGCTGTGCCAGCGTCCCCTCGAGGGCGGCCCCCTGCGCAATCGCCATGCGCTGGTTGGCCAGCGATTCTTCGAACTGCTTGATCGCGGTATCCCGGGACGCCTCGGCGACGGCCCCTTGACCTGTCTGGCGGATCTCAAGGATCCGACCGGCCAGCATGCCCTGCGGTTCAGCGAAGCCACGAGCGCCGAACTCCGAAACAGCCTGCTCAACGTTCCGCTGTGTGTCGAGCTCGATGCGGCTTCGGGCTCGCTGGAAGATCGCATCCTCAATGATCTTGGGCAGCGCCTGGCTACCGATGATCATCGGCTTCAGCGTGGCTGTGAGCGTTTCCACCAGCGTGCCGACATACGGCGTAGCCTCAAACTGCCAGGTGTCATTGAACGGCGGCTCGATGAAGATTGGCTTCTCCGCATCGAACTCAGGCAGCGAGATGTTCGGGACGTCGGGCAGGTTCAGCGTCTCAAACGTCGGCACCTGGGGCAGTACATAGGTCGGTTCCAGCGGCAGCACGATCTCCGCCGGATCCACGGGCAGCACCGGTTCGGCCACATTCGGTGTGGTCGGCTTCGCCCCGAAAGCCAGCGTAGGCGGTTGAGCATCGAGCTCCGGCGCTTCGCTGATTGAGATCGCTGAGGCAGTGAATCCCGGGGCGCTGGGCAGTGGCAGATCTGGTGCGCGAAACTCCAGCGCACCCTCATCCAGGTCAGGACGACGCGGCCGCTGGAAGGTTGCCTGGGGATCGGCGAAGCGAAAATCGACGTTGAAGTCGACTGGATCCAGCCGAACGCTGTTGAGCCCTTCGAGGTTGGCTATTGCCAGGCTGTACGTTTGCGCCCCCAGATCCATGAACTTGTCGTGGGCACTGCCCACGAGCGTGATCGCAGCGTCTGCCGATAGGTCGGGACACCAGGTAGTTGCCATGTTGTTTCTCCGATCAAGTCCACTGAATGAAAATGAGGACGTTCCACTGATTGCTACCCTGGACGGCTACGCCCGGAATCTCATCGCCGGCAATGCTCTCCCCGGGGGCATAGCGCTCTTGCTCCGCTTCGAAAACCATCGGCACAACCATTGGACCGGTCGGCGGGCCAATGCGTAGTTCGAAGTCGCCCCCCCACTGAAACCCAATAGCTCCATCAATGAAATCGGGATTGTGGTAGTCGTAGAAGAAGCCATTTCTGAAGTAGAACTCGAGAGTCTGTGGCTCAGGGCCTTCGCCACATTCCTGAACTACTCCCTTTAGGTCACGCCAGAAGCAAGGACCTGCCACAGCTACCCCCTCGTCCTTCGTTCGAGATAGATCGGCCTGAAATCGATCGCCGCGAGATCGAAGTCGGCGCCGTCCACGTTCTCGATGATGAAATCGAAGTCGACCGCTTTGATCCCCTTCCCCAGCTTCCAGCGCGTCTCGCGTGTACTGGTCGCAGGGCGTTCCAGGATCTTGTAGATAGCGGCCTCTTTCTGACCGGATTCCTCGTTCACCGTGATCACGTGCAGAAGCAAGACACCATCACTGGTGTACCCGACGAAAGCCTCTGGGACGCGCTTGAGCCGGCGAGTCCCCAAGGCAGAAAGCCCCAGCCTGATTCGAGCGGCAATCGGTTCACCATCGTCGTCATTGCCTTCGAGTCGATGCAGACCGTTGGCTGCCGCACCGTAGTATCTGCCACCGATCTTGGCGAAGCTGTTGAACGGATAGTCCGTGTACCGGCTCAGCGCGCGGTTCTCTGTGTTCAGCACCCATGCCACGTACTCGCCGGTATCCAGCGCAAGGCGCGTCACGAATCCAATGCTGTCGCCCAGATGCTGCAAGGCCTCTGCTACGCTGACCTCACCGGTTGCAATCAGCGCGCGCTCGTTGACCAGCACCACGCCAGTGCCAGATCCGAATGTGTCGGCATTAATCAACATGGACTCGGCCAGGCGATCGGCCGCCCTCTGCAGGGTCCCGACAACCTCCGAGGTGATCAGGCTTTCCACCACACGTTCGGACTTCAGGGCTTCCGTCAAGGCGCCGAACCATAGGCCGCCGGCAATCGCATTGACTGCGTCGGCGTAGGACTGGCAGGCGCCAAGCAGCAGAAGCCTATCCAGTACGCGCTCCAGCTTTGAGACCGTCGCCTTCAGCGCAGGTGCGAACATGACCCCTTCGTCCACCAGCAGCTGATAAACGATCGCCGCTGCTTCCTCAAGGCTCAACGCGTCGGAGACCGAGCTCTTGCTCGACTGGCTGCTACGGCGTCCTGCAGCCACAGTGATTGCTTCGCTCAGAACATGGGTCGGCAGTGTTGATGGAACCTGGCTCACCGCGATCGCCGCACGCGGGCTGACAAACCACAATCCGCCGAAAGCGGAGATCATGCGGGGATTCGCCTCCAGCCCGGCGAATGCCATCGGCCCCGTGAGCTGGCGTCCACGCGCGTTCAGCGCCAGCTTCGCTGCGCCACCGCCGTGACCAGGAGTGGCCTGGAAGCCGGCGGCTCGGAGCTCGATCGAGACGCCGCCCTCCCCCGCAAGGTGAGTGGATCCCACGCCCTCAGCGCGCAGCAGCAGCGCCGCACTGCCGTGCGCTGGCACAACAGGATCGACACCACCTCCGAAGCGAACGTGCGCGACACCAGCACTGCCGAGCTTGAGTTGGGCAGAACCGTTACCCGCGAGACCAGGACCAACGCCCCGCGCACGAAGCATCACCGTGCTGCGCGCGGTTCCTTGGACCGATACGAAGTCCAGAGGCACAAACTCGATGGTCATTCGATGACGTCTCCCGTGGCGAAGACGGCGCAGCCGACCAGCACCTGGCCATGGCTGCGTTTCTGCGATCGATAGAAGACGACGCCATTGCACATGTACTCGATCACCCCGCCCACCCTGCGGACCTCCCAGGCATCGGAAGCGGTGTATGACCTGACTTCGGTGACCTTCGCACCCGATTCGATTGCACAGGCCTGCATCGACCCGCCCTGGCTCTGATGGAAATAGAGCCCATGGAGGATCGCTGCGGGATCTTCCAGCCGGTCCCGATCGGTGCAGAGGCCCACCACAACGCCAACCGTTCGATTCATGGTCAACCTCATGGCCAGGTCTCCGTCGAGCTCGGCGTCGCTTCGCGCTCCGGCGTCCCACGCAAACACGTCCGCATACTCGAAGCGTCCCGGAATCCTGGGCGACGCAGGTTGCGCCTTCTGCTCCGGGTAGCTGGTGCACGTGATAGGCCCTGGGGGGGCCGTCTGGACGAACACGCTGCGGCAAACCTGGTATCGGACGTAGTTGCCGCCGCCCGACTGCTCGTAGCCCAGAATCACCGCGTTCTGCGGCAGCTGCACCGCCCCGTCCTTCGGCACGGCCATCGTCCCTTCGCTGCAGGACTGCCGCCAGTAGCCCTTGGCGGGCTCCGCCCCGCAGACCGTATACGGCGCCCGGTACGGTAGCGCCTCCCTCGCCGGCCTCGGGGGAATGAATGTCGCAATCGGCGGCTTGGACAACATGTCAGCTGGCCTGGTCGGCGACCACATTGAAGATGCTGATGCCGGTGCTGTTGCTGCCGTTGGCTACCACGGTGTCGGAGCTGAAGAGCACCGCCGCGTTTGACGCAGGGCCACCGGCAGTCCCCTGCAAGCGAATGCCGGTCGTCGCACCCCGGCCATCATCGCCGTTGGCACAGAATCGATAGAACGAAGGTGAGAGGTTCGGAGCGGCCGCATTGGCGCCTTCGAACGCGATCAGGCCCTGCCATTCCTCCGAGGGACTTTTCGGCAGAACATTGCCTACCGGAGCGGCGAAGGTCAGGCCCTGGCCGGATGCCTCCAGCTTGGCTACCTGGGTGTGTGCACCGCTCATGTCCAGGGCGGCGTCGGCCGTTGCCGGCACCGGACCGGCGTAGATATAGATGAAGCCACCATCGAGGGCACTCTTGACCTGCTGCAGCAGCGCCTGAGCAAGAGGAATTGAGATCGTCATGATTCGTCGTCCTGATTCAGAGGGGGGGAATCGCGTACCACCAATCACCCAGCTCGATGCTGGTGTCGGCAGTCACTGCAAGCGTCGGAAGCCGCATCTGGAAGTCGCCGGCAGATCCGTCATCCAATCCGATCGCGCCATCAATGCGCGGTGCCGTGAAGGACATCTGTCCGGGATCCGGCTCGTTGCCGACGAGTCGGAACCATCCGGCCAGGCCGTTGGCGATGCCTCGTAGGAGCCAGCGCTCCACCGGATCCTTGTAGACGTAACGCCCATTGCGAACGAAGTGAAGCCCGTTGGCCGAGGCGCCTGCCTGCCATTGGCCACCATCGCGGGTGATGCGAGCCAGCAGCTCACCGGTGGGTGGCAAGTCGGCGCGTGCGGGCTGGATGCCAGAGCGAATCTCGATGCAGCCGTTCCGGAAGATCGCGTCAAAGGACATGGGCCCAAGCAGGGATGCTTCGAACCCGGTGGAAGTGATGACCGCCATGAAGGCTCCTATATAGGTTTCGGCAGTGCCGCCAGCGGATAGAAGCGACGGTCGTCCGCTGTGACGCCAGTGACCGCGCCGAGCTCGTAGCCCGTCAGGTAGTTGAGCGTGCCGGTGTAGGGCCCGGGGATCGACACGCAGTAGCGGCCCTTGCAGTAGTTCCATCCCCCACTCCAATCGAAGCCGAGGAAGTCCCTGATGCCCTGTCGTTGCACCATTGCCGTTCTGAGACCGGAAGCGGCCGAGAAGAAAATCAGACCCTCGCGTGGGTGTTTGCGCCAGATCACGCCCTGCTGGTCGCCTCTGCGCGGCCCCCATCCCGATCCGGCCGCGCCAGTCCAGTAAGCACCGAACACCAGGCCGTCGATGACGAATCCTGGCGGCCTGGTATCCAGCCCCAGGAACGGTGCCGGCTGTCCACTGGTCGGATCCCAGTTAACCGGCTCGACTGCGCCATACACCAAGCGGCCGCCCATGTACGCAAACGGCTGAATGGTGTGGGCCCCATTGGAGCCTTGGATGCGCCAGCCACAGAACAAGTTGTGGCGCAGATCCATGCAAGCAAGTTGGTGATAGTCCTGGCGATCATTGCCGACGGTGAAATCCCGATCGATCAGGGGGATCTCCCCGCCGTCAAATTCCAGCACGGCAAGCACGCGCAAGGTGCCGCGGTACCCTGTTGCCTCGGTAGCTACCTGACCTTGGCTAAGGCGAAGTGCCAGATAGGCATCCTTGCGCTCTACGCCGGCGTAGTCCGAGGCCACCAAGCCACGCGTTGGCGCCACGAGCGCAAAGGCCCCAAGCACGTTGGTGTAGTTCCCGATCAGATATTCGGCTTGGGTCAGCTTGTGGTCGATGGCACCGTCGGAGATGTCCACCTCCTGCGTCATCGTCTCCACCAAGCCGAATGCCAAGGTCGGCTCGCTACTCACGGTCCGAACCGCCTTGGTCCCGTCTGCATTGAAGAACCAGGGCAGCGCCGAGTCCGCGAAGCCGTCGGCCGACGTTCCGCCCTCTGGGTTGATCCGGCCAGGCGTCATGCCCAGGAGGCGATGGCTTCCTTGCACGACCTCCCAATCGCCCTTCTCGGGTGTTCCCTCATTCCGATTGACTCTGAACGCCACAAACGCGGATTGAGCCGTCGTCGGCTGGTTGTTCAGGTAGTGTGTGAAGGTCACCAGCAACTCTTGATGGCCGGCAGCTCCTCTACGAAGACAGCCAGATGTCACCCGCCAGGACAGATAGTCGGGTGGCGCCTCGACCATCGCGTCCGCATAGGCAACGCGATCGAAGAGGATTTGCCCCTGCTGGAAGATCCAGCGCGCGCCGGCGTCGCTGAGCGACAGCTCCCGAAGGTAGCGAGCCCCATATCCGTAGAACGACAGAGCCACATCCTTACCGTCCTTCCAGTCGACGTTGCCGAAGTAGTACAGGCCGGAGGGATACAGGTGCGGCTGGTTATAGCTCTCGTAGCGAGCCCCATTGATGTTGTCGACGACGTCCCATCGCCTCCAGTAGCGCGTCACGAGGCTTCTACCGGTGAACTCAAGCCAGGCCGCTGGATTCTCCCCGGCAGGATCCACCAGGGAACCACGGTCCGCCGGGTTGCCGGTGTGCACGTTCCAGCGAGGCCACAGGATGAATCCGCCCATGGGATCAAGGGGCTCGAGCGGCGGCTCAGGCTCCGGCGTGACGATCGTCAATCGCGTCAGTTCACCGATCTTCTCGGCCACTACGACGGTTCCGTCATCGGCCTCCTGCCGCGCACTGGCGGTCCCGAGTCCGTTCCGTGCCGCCTCCTGCACGACGTAGCCCAGCAGCTTCCGAGCCGCCGGCACATGCAGTGAAGCGGCTGTCCGGTCACCGACTACCACGATCGGCGTCCAGCCGGTGTAGCGCCCGCCGCTCATTACGAGACGTCACCCCCGTCCTTGGCAGAGAGCACGTACTCGATCGCCAGCTTGTCGCCAGCGAGCTGGTTGGTGCGCGGAGTCGCGAACCGGGTCGCTGCGATCAGGATGTTCGCGGTTGCGCCCTTCGCCGAACCGGTCAGCAGCCCAATTCCGTACAGGTTGTAGGGACCGCCCGCGGCATAGGTCAAGGTCGCTGCCGCCAATGCCGCCGTATTGCCAATGGCTTCCGCAGTGGACGGGGTCGTGGTCCAAGGCAGTCGGGTCGCCGGGGCGTAGCTTGTGAATTCGGTGGCCACGTCCTTGAACGTGCTGCCCTTCCAGTCGGCTGCCGGGGTGACATTTCCCGTGAAGGGGGCCAGGTAGAAAGCGGTCTGCTGACTGCTGCCACCCATGCCGGCGTTCAACAGATAGTTCAGGCCTTCGTTGACCAGGCGGTTCGGGTCAACCTGCCACGGGCCGAACTCGCCACCTGCAGGTCCGTGTGCATGGCGGAAGATGCCGCCGATGCTGACGCGCGCGCCGGGAATGTAGATGCCCGATTCGCACAGTTCGTGCTTGTGCTGGCGGATCGCGCGAATTGCATCGCGCCCCACCGCGCCCAGGGACTGCAGGGCCTTCATGACGTTCATCGATTTGCTCCTTCGGTGGTTACCATTTGCCCGCGGGGCAGGAGGCCCCTTGGAATCGGGTCTTGCTTGCCAGGGGGCAGCTGCAGAGGCCGCAGCGCAGAAAAAGGCGACGTCCTACGCGCTCGGCGTTCGGACAGGCGCGGCAGATCTCCAGGCGACGCTTCACGTCGTCCGGTTTGGCCAACAAGGTCATGGGTCAGGGGTCCCGGTGGATGACGTGGGCGACGGCTCGATCAGTGACCGCCAGCGACTGGCCTTGCGGTGCGCGCAGCGCGGCGACGAGCTGGCTGAGTCCGTCCTGCTGGCGGAGCAGCAGCGCGGCATGGTCGGCGTCATCGATGACCGCCTCCCCCTTCTTCAGCACCTGCACCTGACCGCCCGGCAGACCGATGCAGAAGTAGCCGTCGCGAGCGAGCCAGATCAGCACCGGCGCGGCGGACTGCAACCCGATCACGTCACCGTTGACGACCATGGCTGAGCCTGGAACCGCGCCGCTGCCGCGCGCCACTACCTGGCTGAAGTCCTTGGGATCGGCACCGGCATACCAATAGGTGCGCGCGCCGGCGGCAACGAAGAGTCCGGCTCCATCCGGCAACCCATCGCCAATGGGCTCCATCAAGTCGATCGGCGCATTGAAACGCATGCGGTTGGCTGATGGTCGGAACATGCCGTAGCGCAGTGCCTCCGACCACAGCACCTCTTGGCCACAGGCGACGAACTGCCGGCCGTGCGCACCGCGCACGATGTGGCCCGGCGGCAGCGGGCGAAGGAACTGAGTGGTCAGCGCCCTGCCCTCGCCGGCAGACAGCACCGGCGCCGAGCGGGTGCCGGCCGGCAGGATGACGTACTGCCGCAGCACCTGGTCGTTCGGCCCGGAGACGTACACCGCGACCGAAGTCGTATCCGGCGCCACCGGCAGCGGAATGTCCCTCAGCTCGAACCCGCCGCCCTCGGCAATGTCGATCACCGCGGCCAGCGTACTGCCCGACTCGCGGCCAAGCCGATCCATGAAGGTCACCGCCACCTGGTACTGCCCCGGCGCCAGCGCACTTGCGGCGGACGGTACCAGTACCGGCTGGCCCGCGGGGTGTTCAGGCGACCAGGAATACCCCTGCAGGTCGATGTCGAGCACCCCGCAGGAAGTGCTGTTGTTGAAGAAGACGCGATCGCCGATCAGTGCGTAGCTCAGCGGATCCAGGCCTACGTCGATGCCCAGCGCTTCCGCCCGCTCATCCTCATGCAGGGCATGAAGCTGTCCGCCGTCGACAAAGAGCCCGTACTGCAGGTGCTCATGGCTCCACAGCGAATGGGTCAGCGCGCCAGACCGGAAACGCTGATGCCCGCGCCGGCGTTGCGGCCGACCGGCGGCGTCCAGGTCAACGTTGTTCGCCTCACGCAGCGCGCGCGGGATCCCGTTCTCATCCGTCGGCAGCGCCCCTTCTCCGGCCACGTTATTGATGCCCAGGGGCCAGGGGCCTGCTGGGCGGAGATCTTCATCGCGAACGGGCATGTCAGAACCACATGGGTTGGGTGCCGGTGGCAGGGTCGATCGACAGCTGCTGCAGCGCGCGCGCGGTGGGCCGCTCGCCGAAGTAGCTCTCGAACAGTGCGAGGTGTCGGTCGGCGTCCGCGGTGCTGCGCTGCTCTGAATCGCGCTTGTTCAGGGCCCGCCAGCAGGCCCAGTGCACCAGCTTCCGGTGGTGGATGGCATCGATCACGGGCTCGTCCTCGCTGTCTTCCATCGCCTCGGCGGCCTCCGGCACGCGCCAGAGCGTGAGCTGCAGGACATCGACTTCCGCAGGCACCGGGCTCACCGACACCTCGCGCGCCTGTCGATCGCGGACCAGGTATTCCGGGCGCCCTGCCTCGGTGCGCCAGTGGTGGTGCCGTCCGTCCAGGGCGGCGCTGGTGATCCTGCAGAGCGGGTCGGACAGGTTGCTGGCCAGCACCGCGCGCCGGACCACGTACACGGTCGGATGAAGCAGGTAATCGGCCCGGCCCGGCTCCAGGTTGATGTGGCAAATATCGGGGCGGCCGCTCTCCACGAGCAGCCGCGCCCGAATGCACGCCTCTTCCACAGCTTCGTTGAGGTGCCGGGTCAGCGCGGCGTCACTCCACAGGTAGGGAGCCACGTCGTCGTCGAGCTCTTCCCGGCATTCCTCGATCAACTGGCTGAGGGTGCGCGCCTCCACGTCAGGCTTCCTCGAGCGCCTGGCTCAGCACCTTCAGGGTGGTGCCGCGCTGGTCGGGCTCCGGCTTGGCCAGCTCCAGATCGAGGGCAGCCTTGATCACGACCTTGGCGATGCCCCCCTTGGCCAACTCGGCCTTCAGCTTCTGCCAGCTCAGGCCGTTCAGTTGTGCCGCGGCCTCAACGATCTCCGGCGGCAGCGTGGCAGCCAGGTTGGCGCCGGCGGGCGGCTCGTTGTTGCCGGTGTCGGTGTCGGTGCCGGTGGTGATGTCCGAGCGTCCGACGTCGGTACCGGCACCGGTGCTGCTGCCAGCCGGCGGCGGCGGGTCCTGCTCTGCAATGGGGGCGACCGGCAGTACCGGCTTGGTGGCGGTCTGCAGGCTCTGGGCCCGGGCGATGTAGTAGGCCTCCGGGATACCCAGCAGCCGCTGGATGTGGTCGGAGTTCTCGACGTCGGCGACGTGCTCCGAATCGGCATTGGCGGGATCGATCGGCACGAAGAAGTACACGTTGCCGTCGAGCTCAACAGGCGCCTTGGGGCGCTTGAACTTGCATGCAATCAGCATGGGATGCTCCTGGTAGGCGGGGCTGCAGCCGCAGCCCCGCTACGGTTGAGGGCTCAGGCCGGGAAGGCAGCCAGGCGCAGGATCAGCTCGCCCTGCTGAGCACCGGGGGCGGTATTGAGCTTCACGTACACCGGGCGGTTCACCGGCTTGGAGCCCAGGGCCTCGGCGATCAGGTGCAAGGACACCGGGATGAAGGCCGCGGTATCGGCAACCACTGCGGTCGGCGCAATGACGGTATTGTCGGCCGCAGAGGCGCCGTCGATCGCGTCGGGGATGAAGATGGTGACGTTCTGCGCGGCCAGCTTGCCGCCGGCGTCCAGCTTGGCGAACAGGCCCGAGCCCTGGCTGTGCAGCTTGTGGTTGGCCGGCAGCTCGCCGATCAGCACCAGATCGCCATCCGCACCGGCTTCAACCGGCCAGCTGTAGTCGTTGACCACCAGCAGGCCGGCGGCCGGCGACGATGCGCCGCTGTTGCGGCCAATTGCGAGTTTCGTGGACATGGATTTCTCCTGCGAAGGATGTAGGTTCTGAACGCAAGAGCCCCGGCATGCCGGGGCTCTTGGTGTGAGGCTTACTGCGGGTTCGGATCGGCCGCGGCGGTATCCAGGGCGATCGTGCCGAAGTCCTTGCCGTTGAAGCGCGTCTTCTTGATGCCGAAGATGGCGCCGGCGCAGATCTCGATGTCGTTGCCGTGGTCGAGCGGAACCTCGGACCAGTCGAAGCGCAGGCCGTTGCCCGGCGAGCCGAAGGCCAGCACCAGGGCCTGGCGGCCCAGGTACAGCGCGCGAGCCGCTGCAACGTTGCCACCGGCGCCGTAGTCCCCGAAGCGCACCACGGACTTGTGCTTGTGCAGGATCGTGTTGCCGATCATGCCCAGGTTGTCCTTGAAGATCGGGTTGCTGGCACCTTCGGCAGCTGCAGCCGCCTTCTGGATGTCCAGCCAGTTGCCCGGATCCGTGGAGGTCTTCAGGTCATGCGCCTGGAACGGGTGCATGACGGTGACGAAGTGCTCGCCGCCGGCAATGGTGATCGGCTGGATCTCGGCCACCTGGGTCGAACCGCCACCCTGCGAAGCGGCCTTGGTGTTGGCGCGCTCGATGAGGACACGGCTCATCTTGCCGGCCGCGGTCAGCGATGCCTTGCTGGCGCCGTCGCCGAACAGGATGTGCGAGCTGTCCGGCGTCTCGAACGGGTTGCCTGCGCGACCGGCATAGTTCAGCGGGACGTTGTAGTCCTCGTTGATGCCGCGGGCGCCCGAGCCGTACATGAAGAAGAGCTCGTCGTAGAAGCGCGCCCAGAATTCGGTCAGGCGGTTGCGGCCGACCTTGCGCAGGTCGTGGACGGTGCGCTTGCGGCTCATGCGGCCGCCGCAGCTGACCGGCTTTCGGGCCTGGTCGATGAAGACCTTGTCGGTGAAGAAGTCGAGCTTCTCGCCCTTTCCCTCGGCCTTCTGGTCGCCTTCGATGACGCCACCGGACAGCTGCACGGACAGGTCGTAGCTGATGGTGTCGCCCGCTTCCTGTTCCAGGTCGGTCTGCAGCATGACCGGCATCGAGGTCTCCGAGCCCTTGCCCATCATCTTGCGCGTCCAGTAGGACTGTTTGGATACCGAAACCATGAGGTCCGCAGACCACAGCTTCCGGGCCTTGGGGTCGTTCAGACCCACGATCGTCTGTGCCATGTTGCTTCTCCAGGGAGATCACGGCACTTCTGCGCCTCTGTCGTTGACCCGCACTACTGCGCAGGTTTTGAGGATGTTCAGCCCGTTGTGGGCGTAGGCCGGCGCGCTACGCGCTGAAGTGCGCCGCCAGTAGGTTGCTGCTCACCGGCTCGGGTGATGGTCACCGGGGTGTTGGATTCGATGATCACCCGCGAGCGCTTGCCGCTCTTCTCGGTGAAGGTGATCGACGCGCCTGACCCCGACGGGATCAGGACCACGTCGCCAGGCTCCAGGGTGGTGTGCAGCTTGGGCATGGGGCTCAGTTGTCCGCCACGAAGGAGCCCGGCACATCACGCAGGATGCGATCGCGCTCGCTCTCCGACTTCCCGGCCAGGAACGACTCGATGTCCTCGATGTTGTCCATTCCAGCCGCAGCGTCAGCGGTCGATCGGGAGGTCGGGTCAGCGGCTGCAGGTACCGTGCTCAGTGTGGCCGGCACATCGCCCAGCGGCGCGCTACGATCCGGCTTTGCCGGTGCCTGCGCCACCGGCGGGGCGGTCGCGGCAGCGGAAGCCTGCAGCAGGCCCTCGGTCACCAGCAGATCGCGCGCGCCGGCCAGAATGTCCCAGTCGGTGAGCTGGCGGCCAGCGGCTGCGGCTTCGTTAACCACCGACTGCATCGCCTGCTCCCACGCAGCGAAGCGCATCGGGCTCGCGGCGATCGCGGCATTTTCCGGGCGGGAGAGGAACTGGCGCTGCAGGTACGCCCAGGACTGGTCGGCATTCTGCTGGCTGAGCTGCTGCTGCAGGGTGGCAATGTCCTGGGCGCGCTCGACGCGGCTGCGCTCGTCGCGCAGATCCTCGTACTGCTGCTCGTACACCTCATCCTCGACGTCACCGGCCTTGTACTTCTCCTTCAGGGCCTGCAGCTTGCCGTTGATCTCGCCGATTTCCTTGCCGTAGTCGCGCTCATCGGCTGCATAGGTCGGCACGAAGGGCGTGGCCGGTGGCGGCTCGGACGCTGCCGGCGGCGCAGAGGCCGTCCCTTCTGCAGCAGCTGCCACGGCAGCGGCGGCCGCTGCGTCAGGCTGCGCTGCACCGTCCGCTGGAGTGGCTGCTGCTGGAACAGCTGAGCCTTCGGCGGCCGGCGCGGCGGTTGCGGTGTCGGCTGCCGGCGCATCGGTGGTGCCGGTTCCTGCGGCGGCATCGCCAGGGGTGGCACCGTCAGCGCTGGCCAGCGCGGCGCGCTCGCCCTCGGTCATTTCCAGTTCGTTCGCGGCCAGCGAATGCTGGCCCGCGTTGTCAGGCTGCTGCATGAGCGGTTTCCTCGGGGGTCTGTTGGGTGCTCAGGAGGCGGTCGGCCGCCGGAGCGAGGGGGAGCAGGATCTCGATCAGCTCGGCAACGTTGAGCGCGTCACCCTTGGTCTTGATCTGCAAAGCCTTGGCCTTGGCCATGATCTCTTCGCGCTTGGCCTCGTCCAGTCCGACTTTGGCCATGCGCTCGCGCAGGGCGACCTCGCGGTCCTGGGCTTCCTGCTGCTGACGCGCCTGCGCCTCGGGGCTGTCGACGTCCTGGTCGTTGTCCGACTGGCCGGTGATCTTGCGGATGCGCTGCACCACCTCGTCCTTGCCCGGCATGTCGATCATGTCGAAGGCCAGATCCAGCAGCTGGATGGACATCTCCGGTGGCAGCTTGCCCAGCATGTCGAAGAACTGCTCGGCGAAGGCCTGACGCATCGATTCGCGGAAGTCCTGCTGGTCGACAATGAAGTCGGCCTGGTTGCGACTGATGTCGTTGTCGACGACCCAGACGTTGTTGAGCGTGTCCAGGCGCAGCTGGTTGATCACGCGCCAGTCCAGGCCCTTGCGCTCGCCAACGATGCGGAACTGCCGTTCCTCGGTCATGAACTGCTCGGTGAGCGACAGCTGCTTTTCGCCGCTGAGCTGGATGCCCAGGCGGTAGTTGTCGAACAGCTCCGCGGTGCTCACGGCACCTTCCTGCTGCTTGGCCAAGATCGCCCGGCCGCTGGCCGCGTTGGTTTCACGTCCCAGCAGTTCGCGATTCACACCGGAGCCGTCATGGATGTGCGCCGCGTCCAGCTCCAGCAGCTTGATCTGAGCCTCGGCCACATCGAGGTTGCGCTCCACCTTGATCCTAGCCAAACCGCCATTCTTCAGGGGGATGGCACCATTGGGCTTGGCGATCTCGCGCTTCACTTCGTCGACGCGATCCTCATCGATGGCGCCTTCCTCGTAGAACAGCTGGTTGGTGCTCAGCGCCCAGAGCAGCTTGCTCATGCGCTTATTCAGGTCTTCCTGCGAGTCGCGCACGCCGCGGACCAGGCCGTACTCCATGCCATCGCGGTTGCGCCGATAGCACCAGTACGGGGTGTAGGGGAACCGCCCGTGGCGGAACGGGCTGCGTTTGAGCTGCAGCAGGCCGCCCTCGGTGAAGATCGCACACCACATTTCCTCAACCACGGCATCGGACAGCGAGTAGACCGGCGCGGCCTGGCTCTTCATCGCTGCCAACGCTGCCTGGTGCTCGGGGTTGTTCGGGTCGAAGCGATCGCCCCGGAACTCGCCGCCCCAAAGGCGCTTGTGCGCGACCGGGCGTTTGAACCAGCACTCGATCAGACGGACTCGCAGGCGACACCGGCTATCCAGAGAGGCCCTGCCGGTGATGCGCCGGCCGGTCACGGTATGGCCGCGGCTGTCGTAACGGCGGAAGACCTGGGGCAGGTCCAGCTCTTCGTCGAAGGCGCCGTTGTCGCCGTCGTAGTGATCCTGGGCCGCCCGGTTCACGAGCTCGATGCGATCGGGGAACATCGCCTCGGAATAGTCCAGATCGGCAAACTTCTCCCGCACCAGGAAGCGACAGTCGCTCAGATCCAGCGCCCGGCTGACCGGATCCCGCCGCATCTGCCGCCAGGGAATGTGGCCAACCATCACCGGCTCGTCCGCGCGATCGGTCCGGATCGATTCCTCTGTCCAGCCGCACCCGGCGATCGCAGCGTCCTTGAAGGCCTGGCTTCGCGCCCAGGGCACGCGGTTGGTGTCGCTGAGGTACTTCATCAGCTCCGACTTCACCGCTGCAATGTCGACGTCGTCCTCGGCGCGGGGGTGCACCACGCCATCGATTCGGGTGCGTCGCTCCGTGCCGATGACCCAGTCGATGGCCATCTTGATCTTGTTGTAGGTCAGCGGCGCCTGGTGCCGGGCTGCCAGGACAGCGCGGTCTTCCTGCGACCACTGGATGTGGTCATAGAAGTCGTAGTCGAGCATCTGCTCGATGCGGTTGTCGTAGAACGCATCGAGGGCGGTGTACCAGTAGTCCAGCAGCTTCGCGTGGAGGCGGCGATTCTCCAGGCTGTCCAGCGGGTGGCCTTCCACGTCCGGCGGCGCCGCGGTGGCCACGTCAGCAGCGCCGGGGTCGTAGGCCGGCTCGCTGCGCAAGTTCTCGATCGTCTGCATCAGTTCACCTTCTGCCCGTTGATCTTGATCTGGATCCCCATTCGGGCCATCTCGCCGAGCCACTGCTCCCGGGTCTGCTCCGCCGGCGGCCGCAGGTTCTTCACGTCCTCGCAGAATTCGAGGATGGCGTCGTGGATGCGGTGGCGGTAGGCCGGCACGTCCAGGCCGTAGAGCGCGACCGAGGCGTTCTGCAGGCGGGCGACCATGTCGCCGATGTGGTGGTGCCGACCGCGGTCCTTGTCTTCCGGCCGGAAGATCCAGAAGTCGCGGAACGGCACCACGTAAGCCGGGCTGCCGTAGGCGATCATGCCAGTCACCGGGTTCATTCCCTCGACGCGGCGGTTCTCGTTGCGGATGTAGAGAGCCGCGTCGTCGTCGCCATCGCGCACGATGTGGGTCAGGTAGAGGGTGAGATCTCCCTTCTTGCCACACCACACGAAGCCATCCGGGGCGAGCTCGACCTCGGCGCTCATGCCTCTGCTCCCAGAAGCTCCAGCGCTGCATTCAGCTCTTCCACTACCGCCGCTGCTGCCTGGTCCGGTGTCAGGACGTGGTCCTCGACCAGGCTGCCGTGGTTCTCGCCGCCTGGCAGATACCGCGCATACGCGCGGGCCTGCTGCAGGTGGATGGCCAGCTGCTCGACATCACGCTCTTCCACGTCAGTTCGCCTTCCTGCCGAGATCCGCCTGGATCTGCGCGGCGATCGCCGGATGCGTGTTGGCAATGTCCTGGGCAATGCGCTGCAGGACGGTACGAGCGGTGAGCTCGCTCAGCTCGTGGCTGCCACGGTAGTCGACCATCGTGTCGCCTTCCGGCGATCGCAACATGAAAGCAACGCTTACCAGTTGCCCTTCATCTGCTGCGGCCACCAGCATCGACAGCAGGTCGACCAGCTCGACCGTGGTGGGCCTATTCCGCTCGCGCGGGGAAACGTTCATGCGGTTCTCCAGTTGTCGTTGGCCATGCCGCGCGACTCGCCGACACGGCGGCCGCTGCTGCTGACGTAGCCCTGAGCCGCCTGCCGGATCGCGTCGCAGGGGTTGCTGGCCCAGTTGTGGAATGGGAGGTCGGAGTACGTCTCCGTTTTGTCGTTCCAGACCTTGGTGTAGCGGCGCAGCGCCTCCAGCCCGCCGCGGCCCTCGCCCGCCTTCGGCGGACCACAACGGATCCTGTCAAACCGGCAGCGCGGCAGCATGTTGCGGACCATGTCGATGCCCTCGGTGATGTCGTTGATCCGGGGCACTACGACAATAGGCTTGACCCCCAGCTTGCCGGCGACCTGCACTCGGTTCTCGTTGGCGGACCAGTCCTCATTGGCGCCGTCGTGCGGCCAGTAGTGCTTGCCGTACAAGTAGCCCCGCTCCTTCAGCACCTTGGCGTAGTGCGCCACGCCGAAGCCGGAGTTCTCGTAGAAGTCGACGAAGTCCAGCCAGGGGCCGTTCTCCTGCATGAACCAGATGCTCGTCGCATCGCTGCGCCCGATGTCCCAGAAGGTGTGGATCGGCACCTGCGGGTTGATCGGGAGATCAGTGATCCGCCCGCTGCTGTCGGCGGCGGCCATTTCCTTGCCGTAGTACGCACCTTCAGTGCTCGCCTGGAAGGCCTCTTCCGGCGTGCTGGGGTGCTCCCGCTTCATCTTGTCGCGCTGCTCGGCCGCCTTCTTGACGTACCAGGCCTTCTGCTCAGGCCGCAGCATGTAGTTCATCTCCGCCTCGACCTTGGCGAAGTAGGCCTCGTCCTCGGCCGTGAGCTTGACGCCGTCCGGATCGAGCTCGTTGATCGGATCCCGGAACCACGGATAGAAGTGGAAGCGGTAATCCATCGCCGTCAGCTTGGCGGTGCCGGCGCGGATCTGTCGGTCCAGCTCGATCGCCGTCTGGCAGCGCTCGTAGAAGTCGCCGGCGGCGCCATAGGCAGTCGACTCGATCACCACGATGTTGCCGGAGGCGATCGCGTTCAGTGCGCCGGAAGCCACCTCCCCTGCCCGCTCCGGATACATGGCGCACATCGGGCCGTACTCGGAGATGTGCAGGAAGGTCAGCGTGCCGCCGCGGTGGGAAACCGACACCTCGATGCTGGAGCCGTTGGCCAGTTCCAGGACGCCGTCGCGCATGTCGCGCCGGACCGCCGGCCGGATCTTCTTCAGCCAGTCCGGCAGGTTGTCGTATGCGTACAGCACCTTGCTGCGGAAGAACTTGGCGGCATCGCCGGCGGTATGGGCGACCACACCTGCCTTGGTGTTCTTCTTGAACAGCGCCATGTCCAGGGCGCGGATGCAGGCCCAGGTCGTGATGCCGTGCTGGCGCGACTTCAGCGCCAGGTTCAACGTGTGCAGGTTGTCATCGAGGTCCGCCTGCACCTCGTTCAGCTTGAACTGCACCCGTCGACCGAACTTGTCGGTGATGTAGTACAGGTTGTTCAGCCGCCACCACCGATCGCCCAGCTTCTCGATGATTCGGCTGGCGTCCTGGTCGCTCAGTTCCTCCACGGCCTACTTGCTCCGCGACGTCGCTGGGCCGGGGCCGGTATCAGAACCGTCGATCAGATCCATCACATCGCCCAGGATCCGCGTCTGGCTCTCGATCGGGCCTCCGTTCTTGCCGGTGTGCTCGACCTTCTTGGCGAACATGCCGAAGTGCGTGCCCAGGGTCTTCACCGCATCGAGCCGGCTGACCAGCTTGATCTTCTTGGTAAGGCCGACTGCGCGACGCTCGTCGCCTCGCCCCTCCCACTCTTCGAACACCTCCACGCCTTGGACCAGGCTGGCCTCTTCCACAGTGAGCTCGCTCATCGGCTTCAGGTTGCCGTGCTGGTCGAACAAGGTGCGGATGTCACCCAGGGCCATGAACGCCAACCGGGCCAGCACCGCTTCCTGGTCGACCCGCTGCGACAGCAGCAGCTCTTCCTTCCTGCTGGCCAGGTAGGCCTGCACCTTGGTGTTGGCCAGCAGCCTCGCGGCCGCGGCGCTAGCTGCTGCGCCGGTGGCCTTGTAGCCGGCACGCATGTAGGCGGCGGTTCCATTGAAGTCGACCAGGTACTCGTCCGCGAACCGCCGTTGCTGGTCCTGCAGGCCCGTCGCCGGGTCAATCTTTCCGGCCACTGGCTGGGTTCCTCTCAGACTGGATCAAAGTCGAATTGCGGGGCCGTCACCTACCCCGAGCGGGAGCTCAACGCTGGACGGCCAATTGAACTGGGCGGGTTGTGGCAGCAGCGGGCAAACCTGGTCCCAGGTCTCAATGCCAGCCGGAGGGGCCAGCACCAGCTGTTCAAGTCTCAGATTCACAGCATCGCGCCAGGCAACCATCGCCCGAGCCTCCAGTCGGTACCGCTCCACGCCGCTGTTGTAGTAGCTGCAACAGGTTTCGATGTTGTCGTAGCGGCGCGCCCTCACCTCTACCGTCATCCACTCCCACGCGGCCGCGCGGATCGCTTGAAAGTGCTCTTTGGAGTACAGCTCGTATGGAGGTGGGCACGGCTGCGGCGTATTGCCAGCTTCGAGCCAGTCGCGATAGGCCTGCCCAATCCAGGTATCGCTCAGCGTGTGGAAGAAAGCGCCAGTCTCCAGACACTTGATGATCTCGGGGCGCTCGGTCAGCTGAAACACTTCAGAACTCCGCGTCTGAGGTCATCTGGAAGAAGCCACCCCAGCGACCCGGCGTATTGCTCCACGAGATCTGTGCGCCGTTGGAACCCACATTCTGCACTGACACGGGAACCGTCGACCCATCGTCCTGGCCAACAAATCCCGCAGCGGGTGTTGGCGTGGCGCTCCACACTGTGACTGCAGGTGCACCGCGCTTTGTCACCTTGAATGGAACCGATAGGAACGTCATGTTCCCGCCAATGACAGGCGAACCGAATGCAACGCGACCGAAGTAGTTCGAAGTGGTCGGCAGCACATCTACGTCGAGAGTCTTTTCGTAGAAGCGCTGGCACATCAGCATTTCGATAGCATCGAGACGGCGTTCAAATGGAGAAGCGACTACACCTTGCTCGGTCTGGACAAGAGCGTAGTCAAAATAACCATTCTGCGTTCCTACATTGGTCGAGCTGGCCCAGTCAGATCCGCCTGACATCCAGAACCGTAGACGCAGTCGTGAGCCAGGGATAATTGCCTGATTGAACGCAGCGATCGGAACGACAAAGGACAGGTACTGCCATGAGGTAGTTACCCGCTGTGAGGCACTGCTGAAGGAAGGGTTGCCGCTGCCACCGTTGGTGACTTGGATAGCCTCCAGGCTGATGTTCATGCTGGACTGCGCACGGAACCATCCCGACACAACTACAGTTTGTCCAGCGAACGTGAGCACATCTTCCACGTCTTGCGCCAACAGGGCGTAGTGGCCTGCACCAGCGCTGGCTGCCACGCTCACGCGCATGTAGTTCGCGACAGGCCCAATGATGGCCCTGTCACTGACCGTAGTGTCCTGCCGCGCGACTGCCATCGTGCTCGTACTTCGCTCCACGAACCACCGATCGGCGCAGAACACCTTCCCAACGGCACCGCTCGCGCTAAAACTGACACCACGCTGCCAGATGCGCATGTCCCCGTTGATGAAGCGGTTACGCCCCATCAGCCCCTCGATCTCCGTTCCAGCAATGCTATCGGCCAACCCCAGTTCTTCCAGGCGGCCAGTTGCGGGATTGAAGATAATCGGGATCCGCACAGTCACGTCAGCGTCGCCTGGATAGTGGCCGTGCCGCCGGCCTGCAGACCGATGGCAAGCCTGTAGTCCGTTGACAGCGGCAGCGAGGCAGTTGCGCCATTACGCAAGCCAATGCGCAAGTAAACCGGCATGCCGACCAGACTGTCGGCGGCAGGCAATTCCCCGATACGGTTGCTCGCATCGAGGACCAGTGGACGCCGCGCCGCCATATCAGCCGCGCATCACCGGCTGGCCGAGCTCAACATTGATCTCGCCTGCCGCAGTGGCCACCCCCACCTCCTGGAGAATGTGCCCTGCAGTGGCCGTGCCCGCCGACAGCGCCAGGACGCCGCCGGGGGTCGTGTGGCTCAGCACATAGGTGAGCCCTGCAGTCAGTCCGGAGAGGGAGCTGTTCGGCCCTTCGAAGTACACCGTCGCATTCGCGCCTTGTGCAACTCCTTCGCGCACGAACCCATGAGCCTTCTTGCCAGCGCTGGCCGCGCTCGCGTCCGCTTTGCGCACGCTGGGTGTGGTGGCATTGACGTAGATGTTCACAAAGTCGCCGGCGGCCAGGATCTCGGTGGCCGGAAGCACCTTCGTATCTGCACCGATGCCAGCGGGCATAGTGCTCGGGTCAAACCGGCCATCAGGGCCTAGGGCCGGGATCTTGCCGGCGCTCGAAGCGCCGGACGAGACTACCGTGGCCTCGACCTCGGTGGGGATGTTCTGCTTGAGCTGGAGGGTCTTGTCGGCCATGGGTTCAGATCCGTGCGATGGGGGTGTCGAAGTCGATCATCAATGTGGTGGCGTTGAGGGCTCGGCCCACACACAGCAGCCAGCCAGAGGCGCTTGGGCTCTGCGTCAGTGCACCGTCGGGGCCACACCACACCGCGCCGCCTAGCCAGGACCAGCTGCCTTCCTCGACCGTGCCGGCCAGGCGCACCGTGACGTCGCCAGTGGTCGCCGACTGCAACGCGAGGCCGATACAGGCCTGCGCGTGCTCCAGCACCGCCGTGTCTGGGTGGTAGGCCTTGCCGTTGTCCAGGCGGACCACGCGGTGACCATGGATTGGCTCTCCGACCGGGTACGTCGCTTCCGGTGACGTTCCATCACGGCCGGCCGGACCTGCAGGGCCCTGCGCGCCGCGCGCTGCAACCTCAACCGTCCGCGTGTCTGCCTGGATTGCCTCGACCTGGGTCGGTCGGGCTGTGGTGACGACCGGCGTGCGCGGATCTCGTATGGCGACGGCGCCGCGGCGCTCAACCACGATCACGCGTGCTGCTCCCTCGCTGGCTCGGATCACAGGCATCAGCGTGTCGTCTCGCCCTGGACAGTGACCTTGCCGGCCACCAGCGGGATCACGTACTCCGGATCCGCGCCCGCCGGCTTGAACAGCTCCAGGCTGTAGCAGTGCTTCACCTTGCGCGCGTTCGCCGGGTTCAGCACCTCGGTGGCCACCGCTGGCACGGTGATCGAGACCACCCCGTCCAACGGATCGGCGATGAACAGCGAGCCGGCCGCGGTACTGAGCTCCATGACCAGGGTGTCGGTCTCGGTCAGCCCGAACTGGCCCGCCAGCGTCCGCACCTGCATCCGCGCCTGGTAGCCGGTCAGGTCGAACGGGCTCCCATCCGGGTTGGTGTAGGTGAAGTCGTCCTCCCAGGTGGCGCCGCGCACGACCGTGAGGCTGAAGCTGGCGGGCGTCCGGCTCACAGGGTCAGCTGAGCGTGCAGCATGTTGACGACGTCCAGGATGGCCGCGGCTGCGTCCCGCTGCTGGAACAGGTCTTCGAGAAGCGGCGATGCGCCGACGGCGCGCCCCTTGGAGGCAGAAGCGTCGGGCTTGGTCTCCGCCAGTACCGGTGCGAGGCGGCGCGCCAGCTGCTCAACCGCGATGTGCACATCCTGCTGAACCCGTGCCAGGTCCTTCACGGCGGATTCGATCGGGGTCTGCGGCTCCGCCAGTGGGGTTGTGCTGGCCTGCTGGTTCTGCATGTTGCTCTCCTATGGCGTCGGGATGGCGCTCAAAGCTGGATTACGTTCTTGGCGTCGATCCGGCGCAGGCACTGCTCGCAGGCCTTCCGTCGCACGTCGCAGGTGCGGAGCTTATCGGCCAGCTGGCCGACCACGTCCCCGCCGATGTTGTCCCAGGCGTCAGCGGCTGCCGGATCGGCCGTCACACGCACGCCGGTGTCTTCGCCGGCGTCGACGCACGGGCGGAAGCACATCGCGTCGCACTGCGCCGGCACACGCTGCAGGTGCTGCGTGCAGCCCACCAGCAGGATCAGTGCCGCGATCGGGAGAGCCTGGCGCAGCTTCATGGCGTCAGCGCTGCGGCCAGTGCCAGCGGCCGGGGTGGCTGCCGGATTCCTCACTGGCCTCGTCACGGCTGGTGACCCACAGCACGTCATTGCCGTCGAGGAACACCTGGGCGTTGACCTGGCCGTTCGGCTGGACCACCACGACCAGGGCGGGCAGCACGTCGCCGGCGGCTGCCCGGTTGCCGACGTGGGCCTGTGCACCTACTGGCCAGGTGCTGTCGAGCAGCCGCTCCTGGATGGACGGACCGTCGGTCCGGCGCGCATTGATCCGCAGCGCGTCGGTGTCGCTCAGGGTGTAGTGGACGATCCGTCCGATCGAGGGCTTCTGGGTCACTTCGCGGTCCTGCTGGTCGGCCCGAGGGCCTGGTTGATGGCGTCGACCCGGGCCTGACCCGGGGCGCAGTTGGCTGGCAGCGGCTGCGCTGCAGCTGCTGCTCGGTAGATGGTCCTCGTCCGCTCGCCGCGTGCAGCGATCCCCTCGAGCCGCTGCAGCAGCTGGGCGCTGTCGGTCTGAGCCTGGCGTGCGATCCCCGCCGTCACCTCCAGCGTGTCTTCGAGGGTGGCGGCGCGAGCTGCAGCTGCAGCCTCACGGCGATCGCCGTACTGCCTGACGTTGAGCCAGAGCGACATGGCCAGCAGACCGGCCAGGATGGCCACCCACTTCCAGGCTGCCCACCAGGCACTGATCGCCGACCTGGTGATCACTGCAGGCGGCCTTGGCAGGTGGCCATTTCCCACTGCCGGCGATCGATGATGCCGCCGCACTTCGAACGCCACTGCGGCAGCGCGCAATCGCGCTTCACACCATCGATCCTGACGAGCCGCCACTTCCACATTTCGGTGCATGCGGCCTGGCGCTCGCCGGCGTTGAGCCGCTTCGCCGCGGTGCTGGCACAGAAGGCCGGCGTGCCGATGTTGTAGGCGAAGTGGCCCCAAGCCTTGATCTCGTGGAATTCGAACTCGCCGCGAACGCACTGCCCCATGTGGCCGAGCATGGTGCGCACGTAGGCCGTCTCCAGCCTGGTGCATTCTTCGTCGGTGTAGCGCTTACCCTTCACCACCGCCGGGCCCGTGATGCCGGCGCAGACGGTCAGGATGCCGGCCGAGTCGTAGTACGGCGTATAGCGGCGCCCTTCGTGCGCCGAGTCGTTCGTGCCCAGGGCAGCGACGAGCGCGCCAATCAACGCCAGCGGCGCGGCGGCGAAACCGACGCGTTGCTTGGTGCTGAGCTTGGTGTCAGCCACGGCGGCGGATCCACGCCCAGAATCGCTTGGCATTGCCCATCCGCGCGGTCCACCAGGCAGACCAGTCGCCCCAGTTCTTCACCATTACGGTGAACGTCTGCACCGTGGTGAAGATGATTGTGCCGATCAGGGCCCAGTCGCTCAGGGTGTAGCCCGGCGAGTACGTCGCGGCGGTGACGCTCACGACCGCTCCGATCTTCGAACCTGCGACCGCCAGGTCCGTTGTGATCTGCTCTTTGATGCTCACCGCGGTTCCCCCAATGAAAGGAGGCCGGCATGGCCCACCACTACCGCGGTTGCAAGGTCGCGCGGACACCAGCGGCGCGTCTCACGACGGCCTATGTGCTGGCTTGAGTGGTGGCCATGACTACCGGCCGTTTGGTAGCGGGAGGTGGATTCGAACCACCGACCTCGTGGTTATGAGCCACGCGAGCTGCCGGACTGCTCTACCCCGCAAACAAGAAGGCCGCTGATCGACCAGCGGACTCCCACGTCCTGGTCAATCAACGGCCTTTGAATTGAGGCGCCCATAAGAACGCCCACTGTAGGAATTCAAACCTACTTTCGGTTCCCGAAGCAACTGCGGTTCCTCATGAGGAAAAAATCTTCCTCATGAGGAACAAGTGAGGTCAGCTAAGTGAACGTTATGGCATCAACCGAACCAGCTCATTATTGAGCGCCCACAGCTTCCCGCCATTCGGGTCGTCTGCACCGAGAAGCGTCTTGATTCTCTCGTCACGCTCAGATCCAGTCGAGCCAGGCAAGAACACAAGCGCAACCCACAAACCATTGAATCTACGGAAAAGCTCATTGATCACGTCTACCGCTTCGTCGCCCCAATGACTGTGGACGTACGGCAGATACACGGTCAGGCGGTGGTAGTTGTTGACCCCTGCTTGGAGTGAATTCTGGACGAAGTCGGCAAGCTCTTTTCCCTTTGGATCATTCAGGATATCCGAAGGTTGAACGCCTGCAGCAGCAGTACCCAGCGGCTCAGCTTCGGCGCTCGTGTCCACCATTAGCCTGACCAGACCATCTGCAGCTCTCAGCACTTCGGTGCGAAGCTGCGGTTTAGAAAACAGACCCATCTAACTTCTCCATCTCGCTCTGTGGCTCGGACGATCCTTGCCCCTAACAAACCTTAACAAATGCAATAATCCAGGCCAATACAGGGAGGGTGTCGCAATGATCGAGACTGTGGCAGGACTGACGGAACTACAAATCAAATTTTTCACGGCATGCGCCCAGACCCTCGTCGCAATTGCAGTTGGCGGCATTGCTTGGCGGCAGTGGCGTACTGCGGTCCAGCAAGCTGAAACAGCGCGCAACAAGCTGATTGCGGATCTGTTCGACCGCCGATACAAGATCTACAGCCGCTTTCGCGAACTAGTTCAGACAGCAATGGTCGGTAGGCAGAAAGAGATGGATCACGCACTGATCGAGATCAGCATGCTGAAGCATGAAATGCGTTGGGTCTTCGGAAATGAAGTCGTTCAAAAGCTTGATGAGCAAGTCATTTCGACGCTTACGCCCATGGCTCTTGCCAGGACCAACATGCAGTCATCAGAGGGCGAGCAATACCGACAGCACACCGCTGACTACCGGGCAGCAAGAGACCGCGCGGACGCAAGTACGCGATTCATTCCCAAAATATTTGAAGACTCCTTGACCCTCCGTCACTAGCGCCACAACGCCTTACGGAAGCCCAGCCTGCCACCGTGAAGCGCTTCCTGCAGGACAGCGCTGGCGCACTTGTGGGCCTTGATGTAGTTGCCCTTGCGCATCTTTGCGGACTTGGCCAGGCCAGCGAACGGCTGGCGCCGCTCCGGCCACACCAGTTCGTGGGCTGCGTCGTAGATCACCAGGCGAAGGCGCCACCGATCGGCCGGCTTGCCGAGATCCAGCGGCCGCGGTCGCATTGCGCGCACGTCCTTGGACACCTGACGATAGGCCGCGAGGGAGAGCCTTGCGATCGCAGCGGGGCCCATCCTCGTCGCTACGGCGAGCGCGGTGTGCTTTTCCAGCGGGTTGCGCATGTAGCCGACCGCGCCGGCGATGTCGCTGCTGCCCAGCGGCGCCAAGGTGCTGCGCCCCTCCACTGGCATGCGGTAGCTCCCACCGACCAGTAGGCGCGACAGCAGCTCCAGCACATCGCCCTTCCCTTCATCGTCGAAGCCATCCGGGGCGGCGCCACGGCGCCGCAGGCTTGCACTGTCGGCCGCCGCCGATGGAAGAACCGGTGTACGGCGGCACCAGGCATCCAGCGCCGCCGCCAGAGCACCGGCAGGATCCTGGCCAACGAACACAGCTGAGGATGCCCCACAGCTGCAGCACTGCATCTGCGCGCCGCGCGGGTATAGGCCGGTCGGGGTGGAACCGCAGCGGCCGCACTGGACTGGCGCGCTGCTGTCGAAGATGGCTCCCCGGGGCCCACAATGTCGGCATTGGAACTGCACCAGCTGCGACTCGCGGCCAGGCCAGCACACCCTCGCCTTGCCGTTGCAGTTGGCGCAGGACGGGATCTTCTTCCCCTTGAGGAACGCCACTTCGATCTCGCGCAGCAGGTCGGTGGTGGCCACCGCACTGAGGTCGACGCTAGTACCGATTCCGCGGCCGCTGGGTCTCCAACCGCTCATGCCAGCAGCACCTTGATCGGATAGTGGTGCTCGACCTCGCGCTTCTTGATGCGGAACTCCTTCGTCTCCCGCCCCTTCACGTCCACGAAGTCGACATTCCCATCGCGCAGGAACACCAGGAAGTCCAGGACGTACCTGGTCCCGCCGGGCAGGTGGATCGGCACCTGACGCAGCCAGAAATGCACCTCGCCGGCCTGCTGCCGCAGTTTCAGCTGCTCGTAGTAGCGCGCCTCGCGCTTGGAGTCGAAGCGGATCCCGTCCACGGTGGTGATCACGTTGCCGTACTTCGGCCGCTTCTCCATCGGTGCACGCACCTGGTGTTCGGCCGGCCCCCGCGTAGGTGCAGCCTGGCCAGCCTTGTGCACCAGCTGCTGCATGCCCTGCGGCATGTCCTCAATCCGGTTGTATCGGAGCCCGCGGTTGCTCATTGGCCACCGTCCTGCGGCAAGCCGAGCAGCCGTGCAGCGCGCGCTTCGAACGCCTCCAGCTGGTTTCGAACCCGGAGCTCGAACGCCGCATGTTCCTTTGTCACGTCCGCCAGGAGCGTGGCGCACTCGGCCTGCAGGAATGCTAGGCGCTGATCAATGGTGATCTGGCGGAACTGCGCACCCTGCCCCGCCATCGGTGACGCGGCAGCAGATGCTGCCGTGCTCCTGCCCGGGGCCGCCGGCTGCAGGACCCGCGCCTGGCCTGCTGCGGCCGACCAGGTCGGTTCGGCACGCCCATAACGGCGATTGGCCCTGTCTTCGCCCTGGGTGACCAGCTGCTCGCCGAGCATGCCGCGCAGAATCCCGGCCACGGCGGCTGGGGTGATCGCCGCGCATTCCCTGGGGTGGCCCATGGCCAGCGCCAGGGTAGTCATGCCCTCGTGCACTTCGGAGGCCGTCATCGGCTCGCTGGCCTGCTGCAGGGCGTACAGCACCTGCGACCGGTGGTAGCTGCGCAGTTGCTCCTGGTCGATCATCGATCCAGCCCTGCCGCTGCCATCTTGCCCGTCGCCGGCGGATGGTCGTCGTTGCCTGGCTCTGCAGATCCCTTGCCGAAGATCTCCGCGATCTCGCGCTCAGCACGGCGGAGTGCTTCAGGGCTGGCCGGTACCGGCGTGGCCACAGCAGCCTGGCCGATGACCGCCACCGGCTCTTCCGGCAGGCTACCGCCGCGCATCACGTATTCGCGCGCCTGGTCGTACGCCTCCCGCAACAGGCGATCGCTCTTGTCGGCACTCGATGTGCGGTAGCGATGGCCGTCCAGGTACTGCCACACCAGGCGCGTAAAGCCGTCCCGGCGGCCGGTGTCGTTGCGGACAGCGGCGAAGCTTGGCACACCCAGGCAGCGCAGCCGGAACTCCGGCAGGGTCGGTGGCCACGGATCGGCCGAGGCTATGCTGGAGCCCAGGCCTGCTGCCAGCTGCTCGCCGGTGAGACCGGCAAGCCCCTTCGCCCACGTCGCGGCAGCGCCGCCGCTGGGATCCTCACCGTAGGCGCTGGTCCAGCGGTAGCCGTAGATCTCAGCCATGCGCACCCACAGCGTTCGCGTAGCCCGGGCCGTCAAGGGCGCCTGCTGTGCCGGCGGCGGCGTCTGCCTCTGCAGCGGCGTCACGGAGCTCGTCTTCTTCTGCTCGACGTCGGACTCGTTCGGCAGCAGAGCCTGAATTGTTGGCATGGTCGGTCCCCTCGGGTTTCGGTGTTACGGGCAGTGCCAGGCCTGCAGCCATCGTCTGGCGCAGGGAGCGGTTGAGGTCGTGGCCGTCGGCCGTGAGCTGGCGGAAGCGCGGCTGCAGCTCCAACCAGCTGCTGATCGTCATCGGCTTCCCCAGCACGCGGCGGTGCCGCACGAACCTGGCCAGGACCTGCGGGTCCAGACCCGGCGGCAAACGGGGGATGCCCATCAGCTCGCGATTGACCTCGTCGGCACTGAGCTGCGGCACCACCGCTTCGTCGTCGCGCACCTGCGCGTTTGACGATTCAATGACCTTTACTGACCTTTCATGACCTTTAGGGTCCGTCTCGCGGACCGGTTGAGTACGCGAGACGGACCGGTCAGGTCCGCCAGACGTACCTGTCGAGTTCGCGAGACGTACCGGTCGTTCTTGCGCACCGGTACTTCCGGCGTACCGGTCGGCGCCACCAATCTCTCCAAACCCGTCCGTGTCGCGGACCGGTTCGGCATCCGTACCGGTGTGCGTGCCGGACCGGTCAACACCCTCGTCGCTCTCGGACCGGTCCGTCTGGCGAACCGGTTTGGACGCTCGCCGCGGCTTCGATGCGAATGCGTTCTTGTCCAGACGGCTGAGGTTGAGGCTGTATCGGTTGCTGTACTTGGTGCCGCCGGCATCACTGCCGCCGCGGCGAATGGTCAGCACCTGGTTGTCTTCCAACCACGCAATCGCGCTGAGCAGTGCTGTCTTGCTCAGGCAGGTCTTCTCGATCAGCGTGGTGAAGCCCGGGAAGGCCATGCCGAAGTCGTCTGCGTGCCACGCGATCGCCATCAGCACCGCCTTTGCGGGCGGTGGCATCTGCAGTGGCCAGCAGAGCTCCGTGATTTTGTTGCTCATTGCGCAGGCCTATCCCGTTACGGGCAGCCCACGCTTTGGACGGCGTTGCCCCTGGTGGGCGCGCTCCAATCGCTCGGGCTGGTGCTGAACTGCGCGCGACCCTGTCCATGGATGGCACCTGGGCGCGGCTCCGGCGCGGGCGTGTTGAGGCGTTCCAGCTGGCTGGCGGCGCGCTCCACGGCGGCTGCACACTGCGCCTGGACGTCTAGCAGCTGCTGCATCAGCTCCTGCCGGCGGTGCTCGGTGGGGATCGGGCGGACCTCGTAGCCGAGATCTGCGGCCATGGCCAGGAAGAGCTGGTGGCGGCCGAAGCGGCGCATCAGCGCCCACAGCTCGCCGATCTTGAAGAACTCGGCCTTGTTCGGGTTGAGGCAGCTGTTGAACTTGGCTACAGCGCTGGTCCAGTCCTTCAGCTTCTCCTGGTCCCAGAAGCCGTTGTCCAGAAGGAATTGGATCATCGCGTTGCGGGTGTGTGCGTCGACATCGCACGTGGCCTTCAGGGCCGCCAGTGCGTCCTGCAGCCAGGTTTCATCGATCCAGGGCATGGGAGTCCTCGGGTGTTGGAGGATCCGCGCGAGGGGTGCAATTTACGCGCGGACAAATTTATGAACGAATGGCAGAATCGCTTTGCGTTACCAACCAAGGAGAAAGGCATGACCCCTAGTGAGCTTGAGCAACGCCTTGCGAAGTACGACGATAAAATCGCTGCGCTCGAAAACGAGCTGATGGCGACGGAGACCCTCGTTCAGCTGCTTATTGGCAGTCATCACGAACCATCGGTTCTCCTTTCCTACGTTCAGGCGACCATCCAAACAGCGCGAACAAAAAACGTCGCCGCCAGCAAGCGCGCCGCCCTCGACCGAGTGATTGCGCGACTTGAGGATGTCGAGAAGAAGGTTCAAGCGGCGAAGGACGATCGGGAGCGGACCCGTCAGAATGCGGCGGTGGAATTGCAGCGCCAACGGGCTGCCCATGAGGTTCAGCGGCGTGAGGCCCAAGCAGCGCGCGACCGGGAAGATGAGGACCAGTCTCCTGGCATGGGCATGTAATCGGCTGATCCCGTTTTTCGACGGTTCCGCGCGCTGCGGATTCCCGCAGCGCGCGCACTTGGCGCTCCAGCGCACCAATGCGCTGAAGCGCTGCAGTCATGACGGTAGGCGTGGTGGGTGGCAGTGTGCTTGCCCGACCGCGCTTCTGGTGCCCGCTATTCATTGCGACCTCCCTGCGCAAACAGCGCGCGCATCGCCGAAGCGACACGCGCCAAAAGTCCGGCCGGCCGGACTTCCCTCGACGCCCTGGAAGGGGCTGCCTCAATCGCCGCCAACGTCGCCGCAGCTATCCGGGCTGACGCCTCCCGCTGGGCACGCCAGGCTGTGAGGTCATCGACCTGGCGCTGCAGGTCCCGGACCTGGTTGCGCAACGCGCGCAGCTCGCGGATCTCACGTCCGTGGCCCTGGCTCTCCCCTTCTCGAGGGTTGCTGAGGTGTCGACGGGCCATCAGCATTTCCTCCAAGAGGCGGCGCCCTCCGGCTGGTAGGCTGGGATTTCCACACCACCAGCCACCAACCGGAGAAGCGCCATGGCTTTGTCAGCCGAGGTCCGCATTGACCAGCTGCACGAGTTATTGGGAGAACAGGAAAGGCAGCGCGAGGCGCTGAACATTCGAATCCACGATCTGGAGCGGATCCAAGCCGACCACGCAAGTGCGATCGAGGGACTTGTCTCCCTCTTGGACAGCGCGCGCGGGCGTGCGGCGGCGATGGAAGCCGTCATCCCTCTTCTCCTGGAAGTGAGCGACCAACGGACCCGGGATCGCGCTCAGGCCGCACTGGAGCTGCGCTGGCGTCAGGATGGGCCTCTGGGGACGGGTACGACGCCTCGTTACGCTGCCGCATTCGAGCAAGTAGCTCTCGAAGTTGCCCCGCAAGCATTGCTTCAGCGGTAGCGCAATCGCGCGCGGCGGCAAGCGCCTGGTCAAATCGCTGCTGAGAAACGCCGATTTCATCCAAGGCACGGGCCCTGCTGGCAGCGTCACGCAACGCTTGGCTGCGAATTCCAGCAAGGGCCGCCTGGTACCGCTGCTCAGCTGCGGTGCTTTCGGCCTTCGTTGGCTTCGTCAGCCAGTTGCGTACCCAGACCCGGGGATTGAGCTGGTCGGGAAGAAGCCGGCCCCACCGGCGGACAGGCCTCGTCTCAGCGGCCATGGCCCCCTCCCTGCATGCGCCCAGCAATGGCTACCATTGACCGTGCGGAATCCACCGCACCGTTCAAGGAACGTCGAAATGGCACAGAACGAAAAGACCGGCAAGAAAGTCGCATCGACCGCATCCAAGCTGTTGAGTGATCCGAAATCGTCGAAGGCAGTGAAGTCGGTCGCGGCATCCGCACTGACCCAGGCCCCGAACAAGCCGAAGAAGAAGTAATCAGCGTCATTCCAAGGCCCTCAGCGCAATGAGGGCCTTGGTTGGAATCGTCATCGCGCCGCAGCGCTGAGGTTCCTCTTCCGTCGACCAGCTGCCTGCCACAACCACCGCCTCTTCCGACGCGGCGACTAGCAGACCTGCCGACCGGCAGGCCATCGGCGAGGCATCCGCGTCGCCGCGGTGCCACCCATCCATCCGATGGGAGTCCACCCAGTCGGCCAAGACGACCCGCCCAACGAGAGCGTGATACCCGTTGAGCTCCCCATCTTGAGGATTGGCAAGGTTCCGCGCAGCCATCAGGCTGTCTCCAGCGGGACGATGCGGCCGGCGTCCACGTCGCCGCTCGGTTCGGCGCGCAGTTCCAGAACCGGATCCATAACCGGATCCGCCTGCGCCACCACTTCGGCCAGGCCGCCCCGCTCCAGGCCTTCGAAGGCGTTCAGCGCGTCGATCAGCTGCTGCAGGCTGGCGATCGTCGGGTTCGTGATCTGCCCGTGCGCCAGCTTCGTCAGCCACGAATAGCCGATGTCCGGGTTCTGCCGGGCGATCTCGGCGTACTTCCCTTCATGCGCACGTAGGCGCACCACGGTTTGATGCAAGAGGGTATCGGCGTCCATGTCCGACTTTGTAGCACTAGAATGCTTATCCGGCAAGCACCGAAATGCCCGCCTCGGTGCTTACGCTGAACGAATGGCAAAAGCAGACACTGTGGTCACGATTGCGGACAACGTTCGCCGGTTCATGCAAGCGCGGGGGGATTCCCAAGCGTCGCTTGCTCAACGCGCGGGAGTCTCGCAGCGCGCGATCGGCGACCTGATGACCTACGGCCGAGGCCATTTCAAGAACCCGACAGTCCGTACCATTGATGCAATTGCGGGCGCGTATTCGATAGCGCCGTGGGCGCTCCTGCTACCCGACTTCCCGGCAGATCCGGTCCTCCTGGAGTCTGCATCCAGCTTGCTGGGAACCTTTCTGCAGCTGGAGCCTGGCGACCGCGAAACTGTGGAACGCCTAATGTCCGCAATGAATCGTTCAACTGGTGCCGCTGACGCGCGGCTACGTACAGCCGGCTAACTCATGGGGCTTCTCGGGACACAGTGCTACTGCCGGTCCGTGTATGAACGGACTGGAACGATTGTGGTCCGAGTAGACAAGAATCCCGTTTACTACCAGGTCATGGAAATCGCGCGCGACTGCGCCAAGTTCATTGAACAAGGGACGTCCTGGGACTGGATTCCCGGGGCTCCAGGCAATGGAACTCTACGGAGCCGCTTCGGAGACGAACGCCGCATCCATGCCAAGGTCATGCTATCGACCCAGGAAGCGGTCGTAGCAGAGTGGTTTGCTACTCGGGCAGCAGATTGGCAGCCCACCCTCTTTGGAAACTGGCTCGGCGGAAACGCCAATGTCCCCCCGACGATGGGCGCGAGTGAAGGCGCTTGGCGGCAGGCCGTGGCCCGCTTTTGGGACTCACCACAGAACCGGGAAATGGCGCTCGATTTCACCCAACGAGAGATCTGCTTCGAGTTGATGCGTATCGCTGAAGAGGCGTGGGAGTCGTCACCTGCCCACGACCCAGATCAACTGCTTCAGTCTGCACGCGCAGCCCTGATTGAGCGCGGAATGTGGCCACGCGCAATGCCGCCTCCGCTGCCGTAGGCATTAAAGTGCTTGACAATGAATAATTAAGCACTAGAGTGCTCAACATCCCAAGCACGGATGGTTGAGCACATGTCTGCACTGTCTTCGTCGCTGTACCTGGCACTTGGCATCGCCACTGCCACCGGCATTGGCGCCACCTTCTCCACTTCGTCCCCTTCAACAGACGACCCCGGCCAGACCGTCCGGGCACCAGCCGCGCTGGTGATCACCAGCCCGCGCATCTGCGCGGCGCTGGAGGTCTACACCCTGGCCAGCGAGAACGATTGGGGCCTGCGCACCACCATCGCGCAGGCAGTGCTCAACGGCTTCAACGATGCCGGCCGCGTGCCGGACTGCGCCGCCGGCGTCTCCGCTGCGCTGGCCAAGGACTTTTCCCCCTACCGCTGGCAGCTCGCGCTCGATGCCGTCGACGCCGTTGCCGGCGGTACCTATTCCGTTTCCCCCGACGCCTGCGCCCGGGCCAATACCGTCGTCCCCCTGTCGACGGAAGCCACCTCCCCTGTGGTGGCCCGGGCGCGGTGCGTCATCTATGACCTGGCTTTCGTGGAGGTGCACTGATGGCCTTCACCGAACGCCGCTGCCGCATCTGCGGCTGCACCGAGCTGCAGGCCTGCCGCGGCGGCTGCTCCTGGATCGACAAGGATCTCTGCAGCAGCTGCGGCGAGGCCGCCAGCCATACCGCGCCCGTCATGATGGGGCAGCGCCTGCTGATCGCCGGCAGCAGCATCAAGCTCAGCCGCACCGAGGCCGTGGTGATGCAGGTCCTGGTCGGTGCGCCCGATCGCCTCGTGGAAGTCGACACGCTGCATGCCGCGATGTACCCGGACAGCAAGCCACCCTCGCGGGAGTCCAACGTCCTGCAGGTGCTGGTATCGCGAGTGCGCCGCAAGCTCGCTGCCGCTGGCCACAAGCACGCCATCGAGACCATCCGCCTGCGCGGCTACCGCTTCGTGATGCCCCAGGGCGGTGCCGCATGAACACCGCTGCTGAAGTGCTGGTGGCGAAGCTGGCCGGCCGCTGTGCAAACGGCCTCGAGCGCGGACAGGGCACAAACCTGCACGCGATCCCGTACACCCAAGTGCGGCGCAACGGCGGATATGTCGAAGCCACCGGCAAGGCTCTATGCGGGGCAGCGCCAGGCCGCCGTTCCGTAGGCTGGACCGCCTGCGAATCGCTTCCTGTGACCTGCCCTCGCTGCCAACGCGCCCTCGCGCGTGGCAAAGGCGGTGCCGCATGAGTGCGGAAGAGATCATCGCCGAGGCCACCGCGGTCCTGTTCCGGCGGGTGCTGGTCATTGGCGGCACGGCCGGCTTCCTGCTGGGCGTGGCGGTAGGGTTTGGATCCCGGGCGGTGCTGTCATGACCATCGTGAACATGACGATCGACGCCGAGATCGACCTCGACGACCTGGTCGAGAACCTGGGACCGCAGAGCAAGGAATACCTCACGAACCGGCTGAAGGTCGACGGCGAAGCAGCGCGCGCGCCAGATGGCCGCACCTTCGAACAGATCATCGAAGCCGCGTTCTACGAGACGCGGGCAATGCCCTCAGTGCCGCGGGCGTTGGTCGAGCTGTTCTGGGTAGTGCACGGGAGGGCCATGTCATGACGGCAGACCTGCACCTGCTGGGCCACGGCGTCGACGCGATCCTCCAGCACGACGTGCAACGCATGCCGCCGGCGATCACGCCCGCAGCGCGCGTGGAGCGCTACCAGCGCGCGGTGTCGATCGCACCGCCGGACCAGTGGCGCGAGCTGCGGATCCGCTTCGGCACGATCTTCCAGATCGCGTGGAGCGCGGGGATGAAGCCGGACCTGGCCACCTGGGCGCGCAAGTTCCAGCGCATAGCAGAGGCCTGCCGACCGTGAGGCTCTTCCACGTCCACATCCCGGGCGTGGCTGGACCGCACAGCGTCATCGCAGAAGCCGAGCAGGCCGCGATCGACGACGCGCTCTACACCCTGGGCCTTTCCGAGCTGCCCGAAGGCAGCAGCGTCACTTCTGAACAGACCGGAGACACCTGATGTTCTTCCGCAATCTCACGATGTTCACCTATCCGCAGCTGCAGATGTTCGACTGGCAGGAAGGCCTGCAGGCGAGCGCCCTGAAACCGGTAGGCCCGCTGGAAATGTGCTCGGTCGGCTTCATTTCGCCGTTCGGCCGCGAAGAGAAGGAGCTGCTGTCGCACGAGGTCGGCCGATGCGTGTGGATGGCCATCGGAGCCGAAGAGAAGATCCTGCCGCCGGCGGTGGTGAACAACCTGCTCGACCTCAAGCTGCAGGACATCGAAGAGCAGGAAGGGCGTCGCCCCGGCGGCCGCGAACGGAAACGCATCAAGGACGACCTGCTGCACGAGCTGCTGCCTCGGGCCTTCGTCCGCCCAACCCGCACGGATCTCTACCTGGACCACCAGCGCGGCGTCGTGTTCGTCGACACCAGCAGCCGCAAGACCGGCGAGGCCGCCATGAGCCAGCTGCGCAATGTGGTCGGCAGCTTCCCCGCTCTGCCCCTGAACGCCGAGGTATCGCCACGGGCGATCCTGACCAGCTGGGTTGCCGGCGAGCCCCTGCCCGAAGGCCTCAGCCTGGGCGAGGAGTGCGAGCTGCGCGATCCGGTCGAGGGCGGCGCAATCGTTCGCTGCCAGCACCAGGAACTGCGCTGCGACGAGGTCGACCTGCACCTGGAGACGGGCAAGCAGGTCACCAAGCTCGCCCTGGTGCTGGATGACCACCTCTCCTTCGTCCTCGGCGACGACCTGATCGTTCGAAAGCTCCGCTTCCTGGACGGCGCGTTGGACCAACTCGACCAAGGTGATGAGGACGGCCGGCGTGCCGAGCTCGATACCCGTTTCGCACTGCAGATCGGGGAAGTGGGTCGCCTCTACGACCTGGTCCGCGAGCACTTCCGCCTCACCACCTACGCCTGAGGTCCTCATGTATCCGATCCTCGTGACCAGCCGCCGCCCATTCCTCAACATGCTCCTGGCCAGCCTGCTGAGCCAGTCGCAGTCCTACCCTGCAGCGCCTGCAGCACCTGTGCGCCGCATGCCGGCACGCCACCGGACGACTTGGGCACCGCCGGGCGGCGGCCGGGCCGAGCGTGCCCGCCGCCTGCGCCAGATCGAGGCCGGCACGTTGACCGCAGCAAGCGGCCTGGTCGCGACCTACAAGGGCGAGCAGCCGTGAGCCGGGTGCGCGCCTTCATCTGTGCCCTGTTCGGGTGCGCCCGAGACTGGCCGGATATGGAATCGTGCGGCCGCTGCGGCAGGTACATGGATCTGCAGGCGCCGCCCCGCACTGTCGGCCGTCGCGTGCTGGACCGCCTCGCCACAGCACTGATCCGGCGCGGCGCCCGCACGCCCTACTTCCACCTGGTCAACGCCGACGGCACTCCGTACATGGATCGCTTCTGGCTGCTGCGTATCGGCCGCGCCGGCGTCGACGACCGTGGCCACCCCCGGCCCTGGTTGGCCCTGCGCCTGCACCACATCCGCAGCAGCGACCACGGCGGCGTCTTCCACGACCACCCTTGGTCCTTCTTCAGCCTGATCCTGCGCGGCGGCTACTTCGAACACCGCCCCTTCGACGGGCCGCTGCCGGCTGTACCGGACGCGGTGCCGTCCGCGATCGCCGAGGAACCGTACTCATCGACCTGGTATGGCGCTGGCCAGCTGCTGTTCCGCCGTGCTGAGGGCTGGCATCGCATCGCGCTGGCCGAGGATCTGCAGGCTGAAGGCACCTGGACGCTGGTGCTGACGCTGCCACCGCGCGCCTGCAGCTGGGGCTTCCGCATCCGCGGCCAGAAGATCGAGCACCGCGAGTATTTCCGGAAGGAAGCCGTTCGGCAGCGCGCGCGGCAGCAGATGCACACCCCAGACAGTTCCGGGTGGAGCCCGTGACCCATGGCGCGCCCCTCACACCCCAATGCACGCCGGCCCTGGACGGCCGACGAGGACGAGACGCTGCGGCTCAACTGGCCGCGGTTCCCCGCCTTCCTGATCGCGCACGTCCTCGAGCGGCCCAAGGCGGCGGTGTATCGAAGGGCCGCGGCGCTGGGGCTGCAGAAGGCCGAGGACTTCCACACCCAGCCGCTGGCCGCGCTCTGGAACGGAACGCAGGAGGCGGGATCGATCGCCTCGCGCTTCAAGCCCGGCATCACACCGTCGAACAAGGGACTGCGCAGGCCGGGCTGGCACGCCGGCCGAATGCGGGAAACCCAGTTCAAGAAGGGACGGCCGGCCAGCGAGGCTCGCAACTACGTGCCGATCGGGACCGAGAAGGTGGATCCGAAACGCAGGGTGCTGATGCGCAAGGTCACAGACGACCCAGCCCTGTTCCCGGTCAATCGATGGCGCCCGGTGCACGTGATGGTCTGGGAGGCAGCAAACGGCCCGGTACCGGAGGGACACCTCGTGGTGTTCCGGCCCGGCCTGAAGACGCTGGTCGCCACCGAGATCACTGCTGATCGCCTCGAAACCGTGACCCTCGCCGAGAACATGCGGCGCAACAGCTACCACAACCGGTTCCCTCCGGAACTGAAAGAACTTGTCCACCTGAAGTCCAGCATCACGCGCCGGGTCAGGCGGCGAATCAAGGAGCAAGAAGATGAAGAACAAGGTCAGTGACGTCCGCGATCACCTGGTCGCCATGCTCGAACGCCTGGGCGACGACGATCTGAGTGCCGAACAGATGGGCCAGGTCATCGAGCGCGCCAAGGCCTCGACCATCGTGGCCACCACCTACATCGGCGCGGTGAAGGTCGAGCTCGATGCAATCCGGCTGGCGCATGAAACCGGAAACCTGACGGCGGCAGTTGCCGAACCCCAGCAGCTCCCTACGCTGCCGCCGAGCCAGAGGCGCTGACGATGACTGCGAAACAACCTGCACCGACCTTCGGCTGCGACCTGGCCACCGGCCCTGACCTCAGCAACTTGGTTGAGATCGCGGGCGGCAAGGTCATCAACGTCCACCAGCTGCCTCTCACGAAGAAGTCGCAGGTGCTGCTGGTTCTGCGCGCCGGCGGCCGCATCACCGCTGGCCATCGGCCCGGCCTGCTGCAGCTGCTCGGCGCCGACGACAGCCTGATACCCGCTTGGCAAACCGCCCTGAAGGCCGCCCAGGCCTCGTCCGCACAGTCCGGAGATACCCATGAACCGCAGTGACGTCCTCCCCCGCTTCCTCGCCGATACGGCTACCCATGAGCTGCGGATCGTGGTCGACGACGGCGTGCACCGGCACCTGCAGTTCCGCCGGCCCGGAACCTACATCTACGGCTTCGACATCGTCACCTGGCCCGGACACCTGGCGATCTCCGGCGACATGGGAACTGCCGTTTTCAAGCGTCTGCACGACATGTTCGAGTTCTTCCGCGCAACGCCTGCAGAGCATGAAAAGGCCGGCAGCCTGTTCGTAAACGATGGCTACTGGGCCGAGAAGTGCGTGGCCAACGACGGCGGGAAGAAGGAATTCAGCGCGCGCCTCTTCCGCGACCTGGTGATGCGCCTGTTCAAGGAATACGTCGAGGAACGCGTAGACCCTGACGACCTGGTGGATCCGGACACGCCCCCGGAATGGGTGGCCCGACTGTGGCAGGAGCTCGAGCTCGAAGTGCTGAATGACTCGGAAGATCACGATGCCCTGAGCAATGCGATCGGCGCTATGTCGGACTTCGAGCCGAGCGACCCCGACTACAGTGACTTCCGCATCACCGACGCCTGGGAATACGCATCCTCGCTGCAGCAGTACACCTTCCACTTCCTATGGCGCCTGTACGCCGTCGCCCGAGCAGTCCTTGCATATGACGATGCCGCAGGCGCTGCCGAGCCGACAGGCCTGCCCAGCGACATTGCCGTCCCTGCGCCGCTGGCGAAAGCCGACCACGCCCTTGGTCAGGCGGTGGGTACATGAGCCTCCCCTACGAGAACGCCACCAGCGGCAACAACGCGATCAATGACATCCAGAAGATGTTGCGAAGCTTCGGCTGCCAGCGCTTCGCCACGGGTGAAGACTACGAGACCGGCGAGCTGTTCATTCAGTTCGAGCACCGCGGCCGGCAGGTGCAGCTCAAGGCCAGCGCGCGCGGCTACGCAGCCGCCTGGTTGCGCGAGCACCCTTACGGCCCCCGGATCCGGGCCACTCGAGCCGAACACGAAGCCAAGGCGCTCAAGATCGGCGGCGTCGCCGTCTACTCGATCCTGCGCGACTGGGTGAAGGGCCAGGTCACGGCAATCGAGATCGGCATGCTGACCTTCGAGGCCGCGTTCCTGTCACACATCCTGCTTTCCAGCGGGCAGACGGTGATCGAGCACGTACAGCAGCAGAAGCTGCTGCCGCAGGAGGCAGACCATGGCTGAGGTCGCGATCGACATCACCGGCGAGGAAGGTCAGCTGACCATCGAGAACACAGTTGCTTTCGATCTGCAGCTGTTTGGCTGCGGCCTCTGTCTCGACATGACCCACGACCAAGGCCAGGCGATCTACCTGGCTTTGGCCGCCTTCTTCGGCCCAGGAGATACGACCAATGGCTGACCCCATCAAGGTAACGGTCACTGATCCCACTACGGGCAAGGTCCTGCAGGAGCGGATCCTCGTGAACGACTATGCGGTGATCTGCGCCGGCGATCGGTACGTCAAGAACGTTCAGATCATTGGTTCCACACACATGATCGCCGTTGCGAAGGAGAAGCCGAATGGCTGACACCTCAGCGCGCGATCGCGCCACCGACCACAACATCCACCCGGATCTGGCCAGTGAGCTGCGCGCGATCGCAGCGGTCCCCATGGATCTCCGCCGACCGGCGCTGCGACGCCTGGCCGCGCAGATCGGCACTCGGGCCATGGCCGACCTGTTCGGCGAGTTCATTGGCCTGGCCAACCATGTCGCCTACAACGCCCGCGAGCAGGCCACGGACCTGCTGGTGCTGCAGGGCCACGTGTGGCCGCACGAGGCCGAGCGCATCAACATGCCCTGCATCCTGGGCGCCCTCAACGGCATCGTGCTGGCCGCCGGCATCGACCCTGGCCCGCTCTGCGGAGGCTGTGCGTTTCGCGCCGGCACCGTGGCCAACCAATGCCTCCCGACCACGGAGGACGCCTGCTACTGCTCCACCCCGGGCGAGCGCCCCTTCCTCTGCCACGAAGCCGTCGACGAGCACGGCAACGCCATCAGCGCCTGCCGCGGCTTCGCCCAGCGGCGCGCCGCTTTGAACGCTGCCGAGCGCAGCACCCAACACCAGGAGCCCGCCGAATGAACACTTCTGACCGCCTTCCCGTGCGCTACCACCTGCACCTGGACGTCGCCGGCGCGCTGATCAATATGACCGGCCGCGAGCTGAAAGGGCTCTTCCAGCGCAGCCCGTCCGGAGAGCCGGTAACTGCAGCCGAAGCCCGCCGGGTGCTGACCGACCACCTGGCCAACGGCCGTAGGGTCATCCCGCTCGGACCGGTCTGCGAAGGCTTCGACTACAGCGGTACCGGGTGCCCGGGCCACCCAGGAGCAGCTGAGGCAGACCATGGCTGATGCAGGCACTGCTGACGGCACCGCTACCCGGATCCTGCAGCTGCTGCAGGAGGGGCCGGGCCTGGCCGGCGAGCTGGCCGCCGAGCTGCAGCTGCCTTCGAACCGGGTCAGCAGCTACCTGCACCAACTGGCCAAGACCGGCCGCGTGCAGCGCGCGCCCTTCCACGGTCCCGACGAGCGCCCGTCGGTCCTCTGGAGCCTGCAGGCGGTGTCCCATGAGTAGCTACGGATCCTCGTCACGAGGATTGTCGAGGACCGCATCCCCCGCGAACCTGCGCCCGGTCCGATTCGTCACGCTCAAGCAGTTTGAGGCGCTGACCGGCTACACGGTCGACGCGGTCAACTCGAAGATCAAGCGCGGCGATTGGCTGGAGGGCGCGGTGTTCATCAAGGCGCCAGATGGAAGAAACCTGATCGATTTGGAGGGGTACGAAGAGTGGGTAGTCCAAGGCAGAGCGGCGTCAGGCCAGTTTCACAAGGCAGCATCGAGATAACCTTTCACTACCGCGGCAAGCGCTGTCGCGAACGGCTGAAACTGCCCCCAACCGCACGAAATCTGCGGTACTGCGAAAACCTGCTGGGGCAGATCAAGATCGAGATCGAGAAAGGCACGTTCGACTACGCCACCCACTTTCCCAACAGCAAGCGTGCCCGTCAGGTCGCCACCCGCCCTGCAGCCCTGGACAACCTGGAGCAGGTGCTGACCCGGTGGCTGGCGCAGAAAGAGCCCGAGCTCGAGCACAGCAGCCTGATCGGCTACCGGCGCATCGTCGAGAACATCCTGGTGCCGCGCTGCGGAGCGATCGCGCTGCGTGACTTCGACCGTATCGCGCTGAAGGAGCTGGTAGCCACGTTCGACGAGTCGACGTCGGCGAAGCGCATCAACAACGTCCTGGGCCCGCTCCGCGGTGCGCTGGATGAGGCCGTGGCCGACGACTTGATCCCCAGCAATCCCCTCGACGGGTTCAGGGTGAAGCGGCGTGCCAAGGCCAATGCGCGCGAAGAGGTCGATCCCTTCACGCCGGAGGAAGTCCAGGCAATCCTGGCCGCCTGCCGCGAGGACCAGGTCCGCAACTACTGCCAGTTCAACTTCGCCACGGGCCTGCGCACCTCGGAAATGATCGGCCTCTGCTGGTCGGACATCGACTGGCGCAAGGGAACGGTCAAGATCCGGCGTGCCTGGGTCATGGGCAAGATGAAGGCACCCAAGACAGAGTCCGGCGTGCGCGAGGTGCAGCTGCTGCAACCAGCGATCGATGCCCTGAAGGCCCAGCGTGCCCATACCGCCACCGCCGGCGAGTTCGTCTTCCATGATCCCAGGACGAATGCGCGGTGGGGGTCGGATCAGAGCATCCGCGCCGGCGAATGGCAGCGCGCACTGCGCAAGGCTGGGGTCAGGTATCGCTACCCGTATCAGATGCGCCACACCTTCGCTTCCCAGGCGCTCAGCGCCGGCGAGAACGTCATGTGGGTCGCGAGGCAGATGGGGCACCGCGACTGGACGATCACCGCGAAGAAGTACGGCCGGTGGATCCCGTCGATGGTCCCCGATGCTGGTGCGAAGGCCGCGGCCGTCTGGACCTTACTGCCTGGCAAGATGGGCTAGCTCACACCTGTGCTTTAGCAGTGCGATCAACATCATCGTAATGTGGAGAAAGGCTTGGGAAACCTCGCGGTAACGGGTCGGGCTTCGCACTTCATCGGTCGGCCCAAGAGCCAGCCTTATGAGGACGGAACCGTCCCCTTCCGCACCCTTTTTTTTGGACTGCTGGAGCATCTGCGCGATGTGAAATTCAGAGAAATGGATGGCACCCGATGTTCGTCGATAGACATCCGGGATCCAATCTGCCAAGGGCTTAATCTGATCTATCAGCCATCGATCGCTAGCCTTTTCCTTTGCCCCACGAAGCTTCATATCCTTGATACTCACACCCGATGCGACACGCCTGGCAAACTCTTCCGCCGTCAGACCGGGAGTCTGCTCGGCCCAGTAAAGTGCGTATGTCCTGGCCAAGGTATCAAGATTCAACCTGACAATGGTCATAGCCATTTGACCGTTCTTCGAGTCAACAGCTTGGCGGAACGCCATCTCCAGGGAGAGCGTCCTACGGATCGCCGCTAAGAGAAAGTAGCGCTCGCATTCCCTTTCCCGCTGAAAGGCGAATAGGTGCGTCGCGGCAGCATAGAGATCTGCTCTGGTCCGTCGATACCAGCCCGAACCCCCAAACTCACCCAAGTCCTCAGTGGGTGCATCAGGTTCGCTGTCTAGCTGTCCGTCCAAACCGAGCTCCTCCTAGGCGGCCAACATATCAGTGACGACGTCTTCGGCAACCAGCAGAGGATCAGAGTAGCTCTTCATTTCTACTCCGACCCTACTGAATTTCCATGAGAAATCATCCAGCAGCTCATCAAACCGCTCGGCTGCTGCAGCTCCTGAATCATGTCGAACCACGTACATCAGCATCCGATCTCCTTGGTAGACACGCTTTGCAATCTGCAGATCGTTGTCTGCGCGCAAGAGCCTTAGCTCGGCATCCTTCCTTTTGGCGAACCTTGCCGAGACGATCGTACCGAGCGCCCGATTGGACTGGAGTGGAATATCTAGGTAGTGAGTCTTCCCGGGCTCCCTAACCTCGAATTGGTTCTCCCCGCGGATGATGGACTCAGCGCGAAGTCCTGAGATGCGCCGTAGCTCGTCAAAGACGACACTTCTGATGGCGTCATTCGGCTCCGTCTTCAGCCCCTTGCCGCCGCGCTCTGCGTCCGCGCGCGGGCGGGCCAGCGGAACGGTTCGGAAAAAAAGGTCATCGACAACTGCACGGGCGTTGGTTCCGGAGGCATACTTTTCCTCGCTGAGGAAGATGCCAGTTGCTGGTATCTCGAATCCAGCCGCCAACGCGTCACCGACGACCCTCACGAGAAACTCCGCATCGCTTGCCACGCTGGCGTCATAAAGACATTTGACCCTATCGAATGAGTCGATCAGGCGCACTATGCTCTGTCCAGTGCCTGCCCTGAACCGGACGCCAAGGTTCAATACTTCACCTGTGGCCGCATCAGGCAGCCAGCGAATGTTCTGCCACACGCCTTCAACGGCCTGGCCAGCACTCGAATTGGACGTCCTGAGTAGACTTGTCAGATTCATAGCAGCACCTGGAATGCTGTCTTGTAGTGTTTCGGGACGGAAGTTGCGCGCTGCTGCAGGAAATCCTTCACGTCTTGTTCCTCTAGGCCCTCCACAAGACGGGGCAGCCACTCCAACAAGTCGAGATCCGCCTTGGCGAGAACGGTTGCATGAGCCTCAAATGCGCTGAGAACTCCGGATCTGACTTTCGCAGGGGCCTGCTCGACGTTATGAGAGTCCCAAGCGGCGAGAGCCAGCTTATTCGTGTGACTCACCCGAGCTCTATCCAAAGGAACAGCCCACGCGTTCCCCGTACAGACCCGGCCGTGATCAATAACAGCATATTTCCCTGGCGCCATGCGGACGAGGTTTCCGAGATTCCGATCCTCATTGAGTACCCAAGCATCCAGTGCAACCACATCAACCAGCTTCTGCCACTTCTTTAGGTCATCACGAAGTGCCTCTAGCCCCTGCTCTTCTTTCCATCTAAAGGCCTGCTTTGGAGTGTTGCCGCCAACGTCCTCGACGCACCACGCCACGACGCTGCCGCTCGCGTCCTTCATCGGCCTGAACCCATCAGGCAGGTAGCCCGTCTGGGCATTCGACAACAACATGATCGCGGATCGCACCGGCACATCGATGTCAGCATGCTTCGCCAAGACGTAGCCGATGAGTTCGTTGACGAGACCCTTGGGCGCGTCACCTTCGTCATAAACCTTCACATAGGCATCGACTGGCGTGCCAGGCTCAAACTCCACCCTCGCCTTGTGCGTGTTGGCGTCACAGCCGTCACCCGCCTTACCAAGGTAAGACAGGTAGCTGCTTGGTCCCAGCAATTGCGTGACCGACATGCCGGAGCTCCTTGCCCCTTAAGCGTCCGGCCAGAGCGTCGCATACGCTGCGATTGTTCAGCAAGTGAAGATGAACAGGAATGACTTGCCGCGTGACTGTTCAGGAAGATTGCCGTACTATTCGGCTCGTTGGGCAGGGTTAGTGCCAGCTTTTTGCCAGCATTGACCCCAAAAGCCTTGCAATACTTGAAGAAACCGGGGGTGCATTGGTTTCGACGGGGGTTGTGAAGTCGCCTGGCGCATGCCGAGGGGGTAGCTTTCCTCGTAAATCCAGCTGCAAAACTCTAGTTGCCAACGACGACAACTACGCTCTGGCCGCTTAAGGCCTAAGCCTCGAAACCGCTTGTGTCCATGCTCGCGGTGTAGAGTCACTATCATGGAATCGCGCTGGGTGGCTGCCTGTCAGTCCGGCACTAGAACACAACAGGCTGGTTCCCGGATGCGCTTTGCGCACCGTGCTGTTCGGGGACGAGATCCAACGGTGAGCTAAGCATGTAGTGCTGGGGATGGAGTGCCTTCGGACGGCGGTTCAATTCCGCCCACCTCCACCAACTGCTTGCAAAATCTATCACTAAGTGGCTGATTTTGCAAGGGTTTTGGCATCGGAGTGATACACGAACTGAGCCTGTCTGCAGGTATCAAAGTAGGTATCACTCCGTGCCAAAGCCATTTTTCCTGCGCCGACCGAGCGGGCTATACGTCCGTTTTTTTGTGCCTACGGATCTACAGCCTCTTATTGGCTCCCGCTACCTGGTGCGACGCCTGCCCCCTGCTTCAATCGATCTGATGCGGCTTACAGCGGCAAGCGCCGCTGTGGCACTCTCTCAGGCATTCGACCGCATCAGACGTAGCCCAATGACCGAGAAGGATCGGGACGCCCTGCTGAGAGCGTTGGCCGGAACCATTGACCGCTGGACCGGGAACATTGAGCTGCCTAACGGCGCGAGATTGACCGACCTACAGGTGAATGGACGCGAGGACGCCAAAGCTCTGCTGGACACCATCAAGGGACTCGCGAGCTCAGGCTTTGCCCAAAGTTCACCGCTGCCCGGAGCCGGGGACACCCTGACAAAGCGTGTTGGTCTCTACCTGGAAGACCTTAGGAACGCTAAGACATCGCCAGGCAATCTGCTCGACAGTGAAAACACGCTCACCATCTTCCGCGAAATAGCAGGGCTCGACCTGCTCATGTCGCAAGTGGGGGAGACCCAAGTGCGCGCCTTCCTAAATGGGCTTCATGACTGGCCGAGCAATGCGCGCAAGAAGGCAGAATACAAAGAACTGAGCGCCGCGCAAATCATCGCCAAGGTCAAGCAACAACGCGCCAAAGGGCTCGTTATCGCGGGCCTGTCTGATCGGACTCTAGGCAAACATCGTGACCGACTGGCCAGCTTCCTCAATGCACAAGTAGCCGGTGGGCTGCTCACACGTTCGCCGCTCGATGGAATCAAGCGCCAGAGCTCGGCCACCGCAATCGCCACGCTCCCCCGTCGCCCCTTCAGCATTGAGGAAATCAACCAACTCTTCGATATGGAGAAGTTCCTTCCCTGGTCAGAGGAGCGGCCTGATCGATACTGGGGAGTCCTGCTAGCAGCGGGCACTGGGGCGCGGGTCAACGAGCTTGGGCAACTCTATGCCGACGATGTGGCCGAGGTGAATGGCATTTGGGGAATCCACATTCGTGCGGGGCGGCGGGATCAAAAGCTGAAAAACGCAAACTCCTTGCGCTTCATCCCACTCCACCCACGCTTGTTGGAGGCGGGCTTCTTAACTTACGTCGAAGATGTAGCGCAGTCGGGCCATGAGCGCCTGTTTCCCCACCTGCCTTGGCATAAGAAGGCAGGCTACGGGGACGCCCTCGGAGATCAGTTCCGCGCCTATCTTGTTGGCTTGGGCATGATGCAGCCCGGCATGGGCTTCCACTCGTTCCGACATACTGCGAGCACCCGGCTTCTCTATGCGGGGGTGCTTAGCTCTATTGCCGCTGCCATTACGGGGCACAAGGCGCATATGCCCGGCGAGCTCGGAACCTATGTAGATGTGCCCACGCTCCAATCGCGCGCAGACGCGGTAGCGCTTCTCCCCGTTCCCGAAGGTCTGCCGGCCTATCAGCCTGGAGAGGCAGCGCAGTCTCTCAAGCAAGCGCAACTCAGAGCGAAGCGGAGGGTGGTGAATGCAGCTGCACGTGAACGAAAAGCGGTCGCTCTTGCCAAAAGCGCGCACTCCACGACGCCAGCAAGTCGGATGAGGAAGGCGTCGTAGCGCCCGGGGGATCGCGGCGACAATGATTAGGCAACGCCATCAACCACTCCAGGTGCCCAAGATTCGGGGCTGGACTCTTGCTATCGCCTCGCTGTCTGCTTTGCCACCCGTCCCGGCGCGTCTTGCCAAGTCTGGCCCTGCCGAAAGGCACGCGGCGCCCCGCCAAAAATGTGACAGACATCAAACTATTGAATAGATGGGTTGCCTGAGGCAGGATCTCATGACTGAAGGGCGCATCAGCCAGGGAATTTCAGGGGGAAAGTAAAAGCTCGCAGTAGGCGTCAAGAAGCCCGGCAGATGTATCTGTCGGGATGATAATTGTGGCACGGGATGAAAACGACCAATAAATATGCCGACATCTACGCCCGCGCGAGCAATGAACATCTCACGTCAGCCGCTGCTGACCAATACGGCGCACAGATAATGCGCCGCCCAACTTCGCATGAGCAGAATACGTATCCAGGAGAACAAGCGTGTCTAGCCCGTTCCAAGATGTCGCACCCCGCATTACTGGAAATCCGAAGGTCAGAGAACCGCAACAAGGAGCCTATGAGGCGCTAGCACAGCATGTAGCTGACGGTGCGGACATAAGAGAAGTTAGCGTAGTACTGCCCGTGGGATGCGGAAAGTCAGGAACTATAACGCTCACTCCATTTGCGTATAAATCGAAACGAGCATTGATCATCGCTCCCGGCGTTGCGATTGCAACGCAGCTGGCAGCTGATTTCGACTTTAGTAGCGAGAAGCTATTCTATGCACGCTGCGATGTGATGGACGGCCCCAATTATCCAGAGCCAGTGGAAATAAGAGGCACCGATGCAAATCGAAGTGACCTTGACGCCGCACACGTTGCCATTACAAACATCCAGCAGATTTCCGGCGATGGCAACAAGTGGTTGCGAACGCTTCCTGCCGACTTCTTTGACCTGATCATTTTCGACGAGGGCCATCATAGCGTTGCAGCAACCTATGAGGCCCTGAAAGCAAAATTCCCTGCAGCCTCGGTCGTGAACTTCAGCGCCACGCCTCTTAGAGCTGATGGCCAGATGATGAGCGGTCCCGTCGTTTACTCATACCCAATCTTCAAGGCGATCAGAGCGGGCTATGTTAAACAGCTCAAAGCAATCCAACTCAATCCGAAGACCTTACGCTATGTCAGGCGACCAGGCGATTCGGAGGTTGAAGTCTCCCTAGATGAGGTCCGACGCCTAGGTGAGGAGGACGCGGATTTCCGCAGAAGCATCGTAACGTCCGAAGAAACACTGAATACCATTGTTGATGCGTCCCTCAGGGAGCTCGACCGGCTCCGTAACTTGACAGGGGAGCCACGCCTAAAGGTAATCGCCTCGGCATTGAATTATGAGCATTGCATTCAGATTGTGGAGGCTTATCGCGCACGGGGAAGGAAGGCCGATTTTGTGCATTCCCGTGAGAGTAAAAAGAATGACCAAGTCATGCAAAGGCTGGCGAATCATCAACTGGACGTGATCGTACAGGTGAGAAAACTTGGCGAAGGTTTTGACCATCCGTTCCTGTCGGTAGCGGCGGTCCTTAGCGTGTTCTCCAACCTGTCTCCATTCGTCCAATTCGTTGGGCGAATCATGCGCGTAATCAAGCAAGATGCGCCGGGGGACGTTGTAAACCAGGGCAGTGTGATCTTTCATGCGGGCGGCAACATTGCCGCCAGGTGGGGAGACTTCCAGCAGTTCAGCGAAGATGACCAATCCTTCTTTGACCAGCTTCTTCCTCTTGAAGGCTTGGATCCAGCAGATCCCACGGAGTTCCGTGAGTATGCGCCTCGCGACACTACCAATGGGAAGCCCGAGGTCAAAGAGCAGTCCGAGGTGGAAATGCAGGAAATCCACCTCCTAAAGCAGGAAGAGGAAGACGCCATTCGCCTGTTGAAGCAGAGCGGAATTATCCCTGCAGACTTTGACCCTACTACCCAAGCCCTCAAGCCCATCGCTGTCCCTAAGGCAGCAAAACGACAGGCCGCCAGAGACGCTCTTAACGAGCTTATTCAACTCCACGCAGGACGAATTCTCAATGAGCGAGGAATTAAGCATGGCGGGCGAGAGTTGGATCACAGACGGCTTGGTCGCGACAACTACGTAGTGGTAGTCACCACTCTCAACGAGGCGGCGAACACCTTGGTCGGCCGGAAGCCAGGGGAACGAAGTGAGATGTCACAGGTGGAACTGGACACCATTCGGGGGCAGTTCGATGCCCTTACAGCAAGCGTTTGCAGGAAGCTGTTCGATGGCGACTAAGTCCTTGATCGTCTCGACAATGGTAGACAGGGCGAAGAAGGCCCACAACTGCCAAGCTAACAGTAAACATAGGATCGAACGCGGAGACATTCGACTAGGGGTGCGAAAAGACCGGGGCTGGGATCGATACTGTGTTGCTTGTGCGCAGAGCATGATCGAGCGCGGTTTATTGCGACTGGGAGAACTGAGCAAGTTGGAGCCTGAGGAAAGCGAAGACTAAGAGGCAACATAGGCCCATCATTCCGCGCATGGAGGATGGGCCACTCTGCTTTCCTGCCTAGCTGCATTCGCTGGAATGGGGCTGCTTAGATGGTGCGCGTTTCAGTAAGCCAAGCTTTCATCCTAGCGAACCATTCATCCCTCTCAGTCTCATTGACAGCTGTGCTCTTGAGCCAACGGTCGGAGTGGCGCACGAAAGGAACCAGCCAGAGCGGGTGAACAACGTCCCGCACCTGGACTTCCAGACGATGGGTGATGACTCCTTTGTAGCTGTATTCCCCAGTGCGGATGGCGAGCACTTCAGCCCGCCGCAGGTAGCGCTCGCCCTTCACGGGCTCCCGGATCCAGATAGTGTCCCTGCCCAGGTCCAAGGCGATATGGTCATGGCAAACAGTGGGCTCAAACTCTTCAGGCCTATGCTTCTTCAGTTTGGGCGCGCGGCGACGGAACAGCCACGGCAAGCCCCACAGCAGCGCAAGGGGCCAGAAGACCAGCTGCCCGAACAGCATCAACCCGAACACGGCACCCTCAGCCGTCGTGCCCTTTTCGAACACCACACCGCACAGCCACCAAAGTGCAAGACCGGTGATGATCCAGCGGACTACCTTGAACAAGGTCCACATACGAGCTTCCTAGCGATGGTTGGGAAGGACCTGGGTCAGCGACGGTCTACGACAGTCCAAGTGCCATCGACCTTATCGATGACGAAAGTGCCGACAAGCTGCTGTTGCTCAGTGCGAGTGCCCAGCTGATACCGCGCAGTTCCGGTGACACTGCACGCATAGCCGGGGCTGTCCCCACGCACGCACTCTCCTACCTTCAAGTGCTCAAACGTCATCGTCGTTCCCGTCGCCTCCTTGAAATACACGGCCAAGGCTTTCTCAACATCGCCGCTCCCAGGACCACCCGAGCAAGCAACCAGCAGCGCAGTAGCGGAAAGCGTCCAAAGCTTCTTCATGTGTGTTCCTTCAGTCGATGAGTAGGCAGTGATTGCCCGGATTCGTTGCAGTGCCAGGTAGGACTTCGCTATCAATCAGTGACCCGGCCTTGTTGATGACGATCACGATCTGACTAGGCCGCGCAGAGGAGTCCTCCTCACGCTCCCCTAGATAGACCAGAGCGACGGCATCCTTGAAGTCATAGACCTTGCCGAAGCCAATGACGCTATGCGCTTCGGGAGGCAGCAGAACCGGCTTTCCATCGAGCTTGATAGCGCGTTTGTAGTCCCGGCCTTCGACGGAGTCGATGCGGCCGATGCTGGTTCGGATGGGGCCGGTGGGGATCGCGGAGCCATGACCCGTGGCCCAAATGAAAGCGGATACCTTCGGCCGCCCTCCCCCATCCACCCTGAACTGGCCAGTCTGCAGTTGGCACGACAGGCTGGGCATAGCGTCAGCAGAAGCAGTGAACGCCAGAAGACCCACCAATGCCCAGCACCTCATATCCATAACCACCTCCTCGCCCAACGAATATTTGCGTTCAATGCAAATGACCGGCTAAGCTTAGGCGGGCACACTTCGGGTAGTCAATGCCCTTCTTGCTGCCCCGAATGCCCGCGCCGTTACCAACAACCACTGCTCTTGGCCAACGCCTCCGCGCCGCACGCGCAGCCAAGGGCTGGACTCAGGCCCAGCTAGGGGAACTATTGATGGGAGTGGATGACCCAAACACCACTGCGCCCCGCATCAGCAGGTATGAGAGGGGCCTTCATAAGCCTGATCTGGAGACCATTGAGAAGCTCGCGGAGCTTCTGGATCTCCCAGCCGCTTACTTCCTTGCTGCCTCTGACGTGGTTGCGGAGGCAATCTTGGTGCTGACACAGCTTGATGCCCGAAAACAGAAAGAAGCACTGGCGCTTCTAAAAAGCCTCGCCCCCGCTAGCAAGTGACGCGCACCGAACGGCCTAGCGACTTCCTACGCTATGCCTAGGTGCCAGCAAGGAAGACCCTAATGACAAGCCTCGCCTACGACCTCCTGATGGCATTGATTCCCGGCACGGCCGCTGGATACTACTCGGGCTTGCTGATGGCCAAGCTCTCAAAGTTCAATGCGCTGAAATACGAGGCACTTCGAGCTATTCGATCAATCAACTACATGGGCGATGCCAGTAACACACAGATCATCAGTTCAGATAAGAGTGAAGAACTTCACCTGATAGCATCCGAGCTCTTCCTTCTCAAGCACAAGGGCGCCGGAATTTCCTTGATGCAAGTTAGCAATGAGCTTCTAAATTCCATAGCAGCATGTAAGCACTCGGCGCATCCCGTCGATAGCTTCATAAAACAGATCAGTGACTGGCAAGCTCGAATTCGCGGCCTAAAGGTAGGACCACGCTTCTTCCTTCCTTGGGGTCAAATCTGATGTGCCTTTGACCGAACATTAAAACATTCGTCGGCGCCCGGAAATTTTCGGTCCGCTCCGTTTTTCTGCTGTAGAACTCCAAGTGCTCCTTTACGGACAAGGCCACCTCCGCCCCCGATTCAGGACACATCTTCCTGCTGACTCAGGACACTATGGGCCCGCTGTTTTGCCTCGGTCTTTGCTTCTAACCGCCGACCGACCGAGGCAAAGTCTCCCCCAACCCGCAATAAGCGAGCCTGGGGACCTTTGCCGGGCCGGCCTACTCTTGCCTAGGCAGAGGACCATCGTCGGCGCTGTGATCACTGTCAATACACAGCTGCGGCAGGTTCACGCCTGACATGGCGCCGGGGCTGGGGTCCTGCCACCAGCATTCACTGGCGTCTCTCCCATGGGCTTTGCCCCGTGATCAGGCTGTCGCCTGACGCTCTCCAATCTTGCCCTTCGCATACATGGCCGACCCGAGACGGGGCACACAATCCAAGGCCAGCTAGGGAACCCATGCCTTGGAACCTCCGCGACGCAGAAGCCATGCTGCCGGATGTGGACGTATTCCTCCACGGTTTAAGGCCGCTATCCGTAGGAGATGGATAGCCCCGGATTGTCACCGGGCGCGAACTAATCGGACCTCCGTGCGATAGCCATTGGTTCCAGCTGGGTTGCGAGGGGTTGCGCTCTTCCCGATGTCGGCTATGTTGTTGCTTGGGGCCGATGCCTGGGTGTGTAGAGCTGCTTTCTACCTACTCGCAGCCGTTGCTGTTATCAACGCGCTGCCGCTAAAAAACAGCATGAGGCCAACGCCAATTCTGTCAATGCCCCCCGAAGAATATTCGGGGGCATTGTTTTTCTAGCTTCAGACGCGAGGTCCGCGACATCTTCTTTGGTCCTTTTTCTCCAACTCGCTATCGTTCAGTTGTTCCGTAAGCGTGCGCGTTGGGGTAGTTCCAGAACACTGCGATTTGTGCGGCTGTGCTGTATCAGCAGTGATTGGATAGCGCTTCAGCATTGATGCTGCGAGCCTATCCAAAGCTTCTACACTCGTAGCTGCCTGCGCCGCATACTTCACCTGTGCTTCCGGGCCTGTAGCTAGACGCGCAGCATCGTGCCGCGTCCTGCGCCGCTCAATGCGCTCTTCGCCACTCCGACGCCGCTGCGCCCAATCGCGCCTGCTACCGCTCCAGAGCGACGGCTTGGGATTTTTCCTCTCCCATGTCACCAATTTCATTTGGGCTTCCGTGAGTGAAATGTTTGCCTTAACTTCGGCTTGTAGCCTGCGCTCCCATCGAGTGGCGTCACGAGCCACCTGCTTCAATGAACTGTGAAGCTCGCGCATATCGTTTCGATATGACGCCCTGTGGGGGTAGGCGCCCGCCCTGCTCGACATGTCAAAGAGCTTGGCGACCGTCGAAAGACTTTGCCGAACGGCAGCATCTATATCCTCCAGCCAAACCCGTCTCGCTTCCATCTCCAGCTGCTCTATTTCAGCGTCGTAACGAGCCATGGCCTCGTCTGCTTGCTTGTTCGCAATCTTGCTACGAAGACGCCTAGCCGCCTTCATCAATACTGGCTTGAGACTTGGCGGAAAGCGCGATGCGGCAGACCCCACTCGTGCAGCTCGCTGCTCTACTGATGCTGGCCTTTTTCGTGCTCGTGGCGGCGCCAGCGCGACCTGCCCGAGGTGCGGTTGCCGCTCTTCTTTGCCAACAGCTGCAAGCCGCTCACGTTGAGCTGCTTCTTGCGTATGGGAGCGTGGCGTCGCCATCACCCTTCCCTCTTGCTCCAAGCGTTCCAGGTAGTCACGCAGTTCAATGCGATTGGCGTTTTGGATCTGGTTATTTACCGTGGCCCGCTCGCTATCTTCACCCCTCCTACGCATCGCGGTTGCTGCCTTACCCTCGTGCTGGGTGGCTTCGCGAGCCAGCATGGCTGCGAACCCGATATAGCCATCAGCTTCGGCGGCATGTGCTTGCTTAGCTAGGCTGCGATGATCAACACGTTCAGCGACCTGTGCTCGTTCCAGATGCGAATTGATACGGTCAGCCACCGCCTCACGAAGAATGCGGATAGCCTCCGGTCCTGCGCCACCACGCGCATCAAATTCAGCACATGCACGTTCACCCAGGCCATCAGGACCGATCTGACGAGGCGTCATAAGGAGATGCACATGGTGATTGCGCTCATCCCCTTTCTTATCGGGCTCATGGACTGCAACAAGCACCGCAACCTGATAGCGGTCAACCAACATCTGACCCAAGTCGCACGCGAGCGCACGACGCTGCGCTTCGTTCAGTTCTGCAGGCAGAGCAACTTCAAGCTCTCGCGCCGTCCTGGCGTTTAGCCGGGTCTCGGCCATTTCCGAGCGATTGAAACAGGCGACCGGATCTCGCGCCCATTCGGGGGCATTTTGCGGGGCCAACATATCAACCGAGGCAACGCCACTGCGCCTTGTGTAGTCGTGTTTGATACCGGTCAATTCGTCATTAATCACAATGCCCGCACGATACGCCGCAGCGGCAGTAGAGGAATGACCCTTGCCGCGCGAAAAGGCTTTGACGGTGGCGTGATAAATGGCCATTTCGATTTTTGTCCTTGCTCCTGCTCTTGTTTTTGGCGACGCCCCCGAGGGGGCTAGCATCGGGGGCGGCCTGCGAAGCGGGCCGGGGTCTGGGGCGGAGCCCCGGCGCACGGTTTCCCGCAGGGAAACCATAAGTGCGCTCTTGCTTTGATCCTTGCCGCCACTATTCGTGACGGCTTCGAGCAAGAGACCGGGGCTCGCTTCGCTCGCGTTTCCCGCTGGGGCTGGCTCGCTCTCGCTCGCCTGTGCCCCTCTAATTCAGGATGACAGGGAATTGCAATATGACAAGTCGATGACTTGCCAATAGCCGATTTTCTGTTTGCATTAGGTGTAGGACATTACGAGAACTCAACAATGGCAACACGCTCTATACAAGAACAAATCACCGCCGCTACTGAGCGTCTCGCAAAATTGAAAGCACGGGAGATGCTGGCCGAGCAAAGATCAAAAGCAAAGACAAGAGCTAGCGAACGCAAAGCAGACGCGCACCGCAAGATTCTCCTGGGCGGCGCGGTCATCGCCGCTGGGGCTGATTCACTGGATGAGACTGAGCTTGTTGGCCTACTACTTGGGTATCGAGAGCAGATCTCAAAGCCGGCCTTCGTTCAACAACGAAATGAGATGCGCACGCGCGGGCGAATGCATCTAGCCGAGCGAGAAGCATCCCGCGCAAAGAAGCGCTAACCATGAAGCCATCAAGCCGCCCACATCCGCAACGTGGCATCTCATTGATCGAGCTGATGTTTACGGCGAGTGCTATGACACTTCTTTCCGGTGCGGCTTTCGCTATCTATCATTCATCGGCAAACAACGCAGATGTTCGCGCAGAACAAGCGAATATTCACACCATCGCTCGCAATGCAGACATGACGTATGGAGCGCTCGGCTCCTATGCGGGACTGACAACCGCTCAGGCTATTGCCGACCGCGTTCCACCCGTTTCAATGAACTCTGGCGTTGGCCTAACGAGCCGATGGGCGCAACCCGTTATTCTTGAGCCTGCCACTATTGATGGCCGCCCCAACGCAGGGTTGAAGATTGTTTACCACGCGGTTCCAACGCGTGCGTGCCTAAAGCTAGCTGCTGCGGCGAGTGGAGGCATGTATGACCTCAAAATAGACGACACATCGGTCTTCAATCGCGGCAATAATCATCGTCCGACCCAATTGGACATCCAGGCCGCGACTCAACGATGCAGGAATCCAGCACGGCTCGCGTTCACATACTACGGCGGCGCTACTGGCCTGTCTGCGCAAGTTCTCACACCCGTTGCACTGCCACCGCCCCCTCCAACATCAGCTCCGCCACCACCGGCCCCGGTGGTGGCGCCACCGCCCGTAGCTGTTACTCCACCTGCTCCATCTCCTGGCTGCGGAGCGGCTCCCACGGCTCCAGCCACAGGAACGGCACCTGCGGGTCAAACGTGTTCGTTTATTTGGAATTCGGTAGCTGCTCCTGCTTGCTGGTCTCCGCTGGCGTTATGCGTGCCAATCGCCGCTCAACCTCCAATTCCAACCGCACCACCGGCGCCACCCGCCGTCACTCTTCCTATTGTCCCTCCCGTCATCACACCCGCCTGCTCAGCGCCATTACCGTTGAGCGAAAGCGCGGCGCAAACGGGCGTTTGTCCTTCAGGCACTCTCACCATCAGTGGCGCCACTTCTTTTCCGCAGACCCGCACCCGCACTACGACGTATTCATGCCCCGACCCGTTCGCAAGCCCAATCGCGCTGACGGGACCATGGTCAGCCTGGTTACCGGCAGCAGCGAGTATCTGTGCTCCCGCATGCACGTCTGCGCCGCCAACCAGCGTTGCAATCACGCGCGCCTCGCCAGCAGAGAGCCAGAACGTGGGTTGCCCGGCTGGGCAGGCAGGTCAGCACTGGCAACAACGCAACCGCGTTGAGAACGGCACGCGCACCACGTCCTGGTCCTGCCCGGCCGCGACCGGGTCCCCGGTGTCGAGCACCTCAGAGAGCTGGAGTGGCACCTACACGGCATCCAGTGGCTGGGTTACCACCTCCAACACCTGCACGCCTCCGGCAAGAACCTATCCGACCTACACCGGAAAATCGTGGATTTCCTGGGGCGACGGTGGGCTTTACGGCTGGGGCGTGTTCTGCTCGGTGTCGCAGTTCCTCGCTGACCAATTTCACTGCACGCAGAGCGTTAATACCAACGATGACGCGACGTTTTCGGGCGGCCTCGCGAGGCCTCAAGAACAGACATTGACGCCAGAGCGCCGGACCTGCGTCGCCGCACTTAAACAGAAACTGACTCCAATGCCTGGATTTGGTTCCCCAAGCACCGGACCAGTCAATTGGCCAACAGAGTGCGCCTGTGATGTGGTCGGGAATGGCTCGGCGTTCTACTGGCAAACCGTGGGCGCATCGGACTGGTCAGCCTTCGAGTTCCAATGCCAGTAAACGGCCATTGGTTCACTCCGTGGAGAGGGAGACCAGGCCAAGCCGCGCCAAGCCAAAAAAGCAAAGCCCCCGCGTGAGCGAGGGCTTTGGGTATCGGCGGGCAAAGCAATTTCTCTTTTTTCTAAGCTGCCCATAGGGCAGTGAACTGCCGACGTTCCAAATCTAAGGCAGCTCAAGGCGTTGTCAAGCCATCGACCTGCATCACTCCGTGGAGAGGAAGACCGGGCCAAGGCGCTCGGTCTTTCCGTTGACCAGATGCAGCAACTGCCCGCCAGCAATCAGCCAACCGTCTCCGTTAGCGCGGTCGGCTCTGCTAAACCCTACTGCTCCGTCGTTGCGCAGGGTCGGGGCCCCGGCATTGCCGTCCTTGTAGAAATGGCTCCACGCCCTGGCGGCCGGTGTCATCGTCAGCACCTTCTGCCAAGGATGGCTGTGGATGGTTTCGCCGGTGAAAGCAGAACCTTCCATCACCTCGCTGGTCCGTATGGCACAGCCGTGTGGCACACCATCTGTGTAGAGGCGCAGGGAAAAACGCTGGCCGTCGCTGGCAATCGCGCCACAGGCCTCGTTCCCGCTCTGGCGGGTGTAGTCATGAAGCACTCGCCCGGTGCGCCGGAGGAAGTCCGGTAAAGCCTCGCCGGGTTCGCTGACATGGTCGCCCAGATGCTGGCGCTCCCAACCCTGTTTGGTTCCGGCGGGCGGAACTGAACCGGCCTGCGCCACGGCCTCACCACACGCTCCAAGCCAAATGGTCAACACCACCATCACCGATGCAATGCGCACAACTGCTCCTAAGCAGTTGTGCTTTGCACCTCGGCCCCATGCCGGGTATCATCAGAGGCATCAAAATTTACACCTTTTGGAAGAAAAATATCTTTTGCTTTCAATAGGTTGCAAATGGGCGCAAATGGCTCCGCCCACCTCAACCAACGAACGGTTCGTCAAGGACCGGAGAAGCCCGCCCCCCCGCATCACAAGGGTTTCCGGGCTTTTTTATTGTCCGCAGCAGACCGGGGCAATCCGTTTCAATCCATGAGACGGTGGGGGTATATCAAGGGGTATCCGACCGCACCCACTGAAGCGATACCCCCAATGCCTCTGACCGACGCAGCCATCAGGCGCGCCAAGTCGCAGAAGATCACCGACGGCGGCGGCCTGTACCTCTACCTCACCCCGCCCGATGCACGCAGCGGGCGCTGGAAGTACCGCATCGTGGGCAAGGAGAAGCTGCTGTCGATTGGCCTGTAG